ATGACTCAGCTCTTGGTGCAACAGCGACCGCTCGAAAACACAGTTATTCAGGAGGATTTAGATGGATATTATTGATCGAATTTATGCTGAACGTGAAGAAGGGTCAGACCCAGATTTAATCTATGATGCCTCGGCAGAGATATGCAGGCTGCGCGATGCCATCCGCCAGACACTCGACGCAAACTGGCACATGGCGGACGGCGATGTCTGTTCGCTGCTGGCGATAAAGGACGCTCTACGCGAGTCTGGAGTACCGTGGCGTGGCGACGTGTTAGCAGGAAAATGTAAATAGTCTTGTTAGTGGATTGCATGTTGAGAACAACCTGCAAATTCTGACAAGAGCAAAAAACAGATCGAAAGGTAATAAGTGAAAAAACTCCGAGTGCTTATCGCCTGTGAATACAGCGGGCGCGTACGGAACGCTTTTATGGCCTTAGGGCACGATGTGCTATCGGCTGATTTTGAACCGGCCGAGGACGACAGCCAATACCACTATCGGGGCGATTGCTTTGATCTGATAAATGACCAGCACTTTGATCTGATGATTGCGCATCCGCCATGCACTTATTTAAGCAGGAGCGGAATACATTGGACGACGCGCGGACTACGCGACCCGAGACTAACAGAAGACGCCTTGGCGTTCGTGCGACGGCTGATGGATGCACCGATAGCCAAAATAGCCATTGAGAACCCGGTGGGCGTGATTTCGAGCAGGATCAGGAAGCCAGACCAGATTGTGAACCCGTATCAGTTCGGCGAGGACGCGAGCAAGAAGACATGCCTTTGGCTTAAGGGATTGCCGCCGTTAAGGCCGACGAACTTTGTAGAGCCGCGCTTGGTGTGCTGCGGGACCGAAGTGCCGAACGCCGATAAGTACGCCTGCCCGAATTGCAATGGCGACAAGGTGGCGCGACCACGGTGGGGCAACCAGTGCGACAGCGGCCAGAACAAACTAGGCCCGAGCAATGACCGCTGTAAGGAGCGAAGCCGCACCTACCAAGGCATTGCAACTGCAATGGCGGAACAGTACACATTATTCGTTTGTGGCAACGTGTAATGGAAGGATAGGGGATGGTTAATGCAATGATTGACGATAATGAATTAAAGCGGATTTTCTGCCAATCCTGTGCTGCTGAACCTTTGGCAGAGGGGTGGGCTGAGCTTGTTAAGTTCGGTCGATCTGTTGCTGTTGCCGCACTTGAAGATGCAGCAACGTTGATTGAACTGGAATATGCGCCAGATAAAAAGGCACATGACAGGCTAAAGCAAATTGCGCAGCATGTTCGCAATTTGACGGAGCTAAACGATTCAGGGGGCTGCGCGGCTTCTTGCGCAGCTTCCATGCAATGATGGGTTCGGCGTCTTGCCGGATCCGACTTTTGAGAGGATGAACGTGAACAAAGCAAAATACTTTGACAGTGCGTACCCAGGAAGCATGTCGGAGCGCGAAGACGGTAGCTATGTGGAGAAGTCGGACAGTGAAACCCTTGCCGACGCGCTATTGAAAAACCTATACGCGGCACAGCGCGAGGCCGAAGACTGGAAAGATGCGGCGATTCATCTTGAAAAGCGGATAAAGGATATTGGCGACTTTGCCCATGACCGAAGCAAAGGCCCGGCAATCGAGGACGATCTTTGGGAAGTACGGCGAATGGCCTACGGCCTATGACGCCCAACGCCTGAATTCAGGTGCGATGCGCGGCTTCATCGCGCAGCGTCCCATGGAATGACGAGTTAGGGGCTACGAAATTACTTCGCCTGACACCTTGACAATATATATCCACTGGATATAATAACTCACATAGGGCAGCATTTTGCAGCCCGCAAAAAGGAGTAACCACCATGTCGAAGAAGTTTCGTTTTCTTTCCTCTGCCTTGGCCGCTTTCGAGCGTGCCGCGGGCGCCCCTGAATACCGGGATTATGACCGAGGTTTTGACGACATCGCCTTGCGCGATGCACCGGCTCCGTTTCGTGTCTTCGAATATGACACGGACGAAGTTCACGTCAAGGAGTGCCCTGAGTACCAGCACGACTGCTGGCGTGAGGGTTGCGGAACATCATGGAGCACAGGTGGTGAGCGAGGCGTATGTCTCATCGATGCCGCCGGCATCACCTGGAGAGATGCCGGGATCATGGTTCGTGGCGGGCTGGGATTCTGATGGCTGCCAACGCCGAAACAATACGCGCAGCCAGAGAGAAGGCCGGTTTGTCTGCCCGCGAGGCTGCTTCCATCGTGGGCGTAACGACGCTCACCTGGCAGCGGTGGGAGGGCCAGTCCAGCCGGGCTACGGAAATTCCGTATGCTCATTGGTCGTTTTTTCTTTTGTCTGTGGGGGCGCACCCGGAATTTATCCTCACGCCAGCCACTAACGCAGGTTAGCCGGCTGGAGGTTGAAAAGTGAAGCGATTTCGCAGACCAAAACTGAAGGATGGGCAACTGCTAGTGTATTGGGGGAAGCTGCCGCACGATGAGCCGGATGTGATTTATTCGTGGCAGGGCGACAGCAGCATGAAACGAGACAATGCTCTGCTGTACTACCACTTCAGCGGCCAGCGGCCAGACCCGATGGCAAAACCGCTGTACAGCAAGATGGAACCGAGTTTGCTGGAGGAGTTGGAGCGGCGCGGATATGACCTTACGACGCTTCGATTCAGCATCATGAAGAAGACGGCTAACGCCTAGCTAACCGGAGCAGGCGGCTTTATCGCCTGCGTCCGTGTTGAGAGACATATTAGAGGATGGTGGAATTATGATTGAGAAACTGAAGTGGACCGATGTAACCAAGAAGCTGCCGGACGATGCCGGTACGGTGTTGCTTTGGGTGCGATCCGCGAGGCCGTTTTCTAACCCCGGCTGGATGACTGGTTATTTCGACGAGGGCGAATGGCACGATAGCGAAACCGGGTACGCGGTGCATATCATCGTCACGCACTGGGCGGAACCGAATGGCCCTGGTGCATAACGTGTAGCTTAGTGGAGCGACGCTTTACCAGCGTAAGCTCGAACGTAGGGTTAGCCCACTGCCCTTGAAGTGTGGCGCAACAAAGGAAATACCATGTATGTAAGTTTAGAAATGCCAAAGTACAGATGCCACAAGGAAGTATGGGCGCTGAAAATTTCCAGCATCGTTGATCCGAATCTACCAGAAAATGAGAGCGACGGCAGCAGGATGATCCACCCAACCGACACGAGGTATGCACCGTTTCGTGTGCCGCATGGGTATATGCGAAAGCACAATCCCGAGGTGGGCGGATACTACATTGTATATGCAGACGGGTATGAGTCTTACTCTCCAGCAAAGGCTTTTGAGGATGGATACTCGCTGGTTTAGGTAGCTAAAGCTGAAATCATGTGCTGCGAAGCCGTCCCGCTGGATTGAAGTGTTAGGTTTTGTTTTGCGAAAGTGATTGACACATAATTAGTTATGCGCTACATTACTAATCATGCAAGGCGGCGGTGCCGAGCAGAAGAATAAGGAGAGATCATGAGCAATGTCATCAATCACGTTGAAGAGTCGAGAAAATACCCTAACTTCTCACAAGGTTATGAGGCGATTGGTGCCTCAGCCCAAGACGAGGCCGATCTTGTCGCGGCCGGCCGTCGCAAGTGCGACGATGGAAAGTGGTACGCGAATGGGTACGGACCCGTTCGCGGGGGATGGGGGTACTACGGAAACAACGGGGTCGGCTGCGGCCCTATCTACCGGTGACAAGGCGGAAACGTCCAGCGCACCGACCGGCGCAATACCCAGGCGAGTCAATGGCAACATTAACGGTTCGCCTTCCGTCTCGAATGAAAGAAAAGGTGGTGCGCATCAGCAATGGGCGCACCGGGAAATGGGTCCGCGAGCAGATCGAGAAGGCCCGTGAACCACACGCCTAGCTAACCGACGCAGGCGGGTTTATCGCCTGCGTCCGTGTTTGGCGCCGGGTTCGGCGGCAACTGGCACGGAGAGACAATGAAACCAAAACTTAAAACTAAGATTGTACGGGTTGAATATTGGGATTGCGGAAATCCTGACCACCGGCACAAGAACAAGGATGTTGCACTGGCGTGCATTGAGAAGCGCGAGGCGCGAACAACCCTGAGCACGGGCGCTCGAAAATGGACAAATGAGGCATATTCAGCAGTGCTTGCCGAGCACAGGGCCGGGTCCAGGCAATGCGACCTGGCAAAAAGCCTTGGCCTTTCCCCGGAGAGCGTGCGGAAAATACTTGCAAAGGCGGAACAACTTGAACGGGCCGTAGCATCAAATGAACCGCTTGACACGTTAAGCGTGAGAGCACGCAACTGCCTGCTGTCGCAGAACCTGCGCACGGTTGAATCGGTGCGTGCTGCGCTGGCCGCCGGAATGCTTGATGACGTGCCGAATTTTGGCGATGTGAGCAAGAGCGAGGTACGGCGCTGGCTGTATGGGTTGCCGCCGAACGCAGAAATAAGGGGCGGCGAAGCCGTCCCGCTGGATTGACGGGTTAGATCGCCGGTTACTACGGAGATAGAAATGCGAATTGAGAACACAGAAAAGGCTAAGGTCTTCACCGTCTTAGACGCGCCGAAGTTGGACCCGATAACGGTTTTGCTGCAAGACGTTGGCCCCGGTTGCGGGCGGCTGATCATTGAGTGCTACGGCAGCGCGTGGTCTGGCTACTGGGGCGCGATGGGCGACAGGACTTTGCTGGAGTTTCTTTCGGACTGCCACCCCGATTACATCGCAGGGAAGATGCACCCGACCGACCGCAAGCTGAAGAAAAGCGAGGTGGCGTACATGGGGCGGATTGTCGAGGCGGTTCATTCGGCACTGCGCTCTAACGAAGGTTAGGCAATGGCGCATAAAAAGGAGAAATGCCATGACATACCGAGTGATGGGGCAGATGGAAGACGGGCAGGACCATTGTTTTGCAGATGGATTCCGCACAGAGGAAGGCGCGTGTAAATGGTGCGACGCGAACGAACACCAATACCCAGAAACGCGACTCTTTGTGGAACGGGCTCCGACGCCTGGAGAACTGATTTATGGGCATCAATTCGACTATGCCTAACGCCCAGCTAACAGGCTCTGCGCGCGCCGACGATTGAAGGGTGATAAACGTGGAACAAGCGATGAAGATTGAAGAGACTGCCGGCGCAGCGTCCGCGTTGAGCGACGTGTTAGATTTTTTGTGGAAAAAACCTTGACACTGTTTGATTGCGTGATACAATTCAATCATCAACAGAAAGGGGACCAAGACCATGACCGCCAAAAACCTGACCGCCCATGAAATCCGCGCCGCCGCCGCGTCGGTGGCTGGTGCCCGCGGGATGGGCATCGCCACCACAGCCAGTGAGGCCGCACCGGCCCTGCTGGAGCGGGCCGAGGTGGTGCTTTCGACCATGCTGGCCCGTGCGGCCGGCATGGAACCGTCGGCCCCTGACCAGGCTGACGAGCGGCGCTACTATGCCTACGCCGCGATGGCTGCCGCCTACATGGCTGCCATCGACGAACTCCGGGCCGCGCTTGGCCTGGAGACGCACGCGGCTATCGCCGCAGCCGCGCGTGAGGTGCGCAACCAGGCGGCGCGTGACGCTGCCGAAATCCGCGCTACGCAAGAAGTCGCGGCGCAAGCGAAAATCGCGGCGACAGAACAAGCCGCCCGCACGGCGGCGTGTGACGCCATGACCACTCTGTTCGTGGATGGTCGCGGCCAGCGTGTCGCCATCGCCGACAAAACCTCGTATTCAGAGGGGAGGTTTTCAAGCCTTGGCGGCTGGAACGAAGGCGGCGACGTAATTGGCCGCCGCATGAGCATGACGGCCGAAGACGGGCGGGACGTGACCGGCGAGGTCGTAGTTATGCCCGATGGCGAGTTTCGCCTGGAGCAGCCCTACTCCCGCTCATACCCCAATGGGGGCAAGTCCTGGCACGGTGGCAAGCTGGTGACTGTAGATACCACCGCCACCAGCGAGTGGCTGCCGGAAGGCGCGGTAGTGCCTGAGTGGCGCTCCGAGTCTCGGGTTGCATGCGACTGGGAAGCAGCCTACCAGGCGCGGGCCGACGAAGTCATGCTTGCCGACCTGGAAGCCATGCCGGAAGCGTGGTTGCAAGGGCGGGCCAGGCTGGTAGAGGCGTTCTCCGCCGACTATTCCGCCACCTACGGCGGCCAGAACGGGCGGAAATACTCCGTGCGCACAGAATTACGCGCCGACCTGGACGAGTACCAGGCGGTACAACGCGCCGCCGATGCGGAAAAGTCCGCCCGGATGGCATCTTCACCTTTCGCGGCGCTTGCCGCACTACGGAGAGCAGCATGAGCATCATCAATCTGACCCAGCACCCCGCTACGCCGGAGCAAGTCGCGGCGGGCGTATTTGATCTGCCGCCGAATCTGCGCGGAGACCTGTCCGCGCTGCTTACCTTTGACGCCATCCCCGGCGTCGAGGAAATCAAGGTCCGCGCCCACGACATCGGCCTGATGGCGGCGATGCTCGCCAGTGGTGCGGATCGCACCGAGGAAGTGGACGGCGAGGTAGCGGACACCGACAGGGGCGCGTTTGCGCTGCAAGCCATGATAGGCGGCGCCCCCTACCTCATGGCCCCGCTTGAATCCGCCTTGCGCGAGAACGGCATTGAGCCGGTGTACGCATTCTCGGTACGCGAAAGCGTCGAGCAGACCCAGCCGGATGGCACTGTGCGCAAGGTCAACATCTTCCGCCACGCCGGGTTTGTTCCGGCTGTGGCGTGAAGCCCGAAAAACCCAAGGCGAAGGGCGGGAAACGTGAAGGGGCTGGCAGGAAATCAAAGGATGGCGCAACCGATCTTGTTCAGGTCGGATTGCGCATCCAGGCAGACCAAAAGCCGAAGCTATTGCGCCTTGGGGGCAGTATTTGGGTACGCCGGAAGCTGGATGAGGCGGATGAAATCTAACTCCAACTTAGGCTATAAAGGAGAAGTACATGGAACCAAAGATTGATATTGAACCAGACGCATGGGCAACGAAAGATATGTGCATAGGGCCGCATTTAGGGAATGTACGTTACGACAAATTACCTATTCAAAGTTTCAACCCGTTGCAATACACCCATGAAAAACTCTACTCAGAGAAAGCGGTAATTGGCTTGATGAAGGCCGCTTACTATGATGGCTACACGGAACGAGAGCAGGAATTAAGGGCGGTGCCGAACGCCTGAATTAACCGGACGCCGCTTTAGCGGCGGTCCGAGTTGAATGAAATGTTAGAACTGACGACTGCACACTGTTTTAAGGTGGCGTACCACCTGACATTCACGGATCGTATGCCGTGGAGAGTTCGATAAATGACCGGGGAATCCACGTTTACGGTCAGCCGAAATGCCAGAACGCGAGCCGCAAGGCAGCGCACCAAAACTGGCCGGTGCGGACGATGGCAGTGTGCAGCCATGAGTTCTAACGCGGGTTATCCGCCACCCATGGAAGCGCGGCAACACTGAAAAGGAAACAACGATGCGCGAACTGAACGAACACAAGATTAACCCCGGCAACGACACGCTCAAGATTACCGTGCTGGACGAACCTGGGCACGGTGGCGCAAACCACGCCTACGATATTGAGGGCGGCGAGGCGGTGCCGACACACCTGCGCTTTCAAAACGGACCGATCAACGCGGACGGTAACGGCGTGAATGGCATTACCCATGAGGCGCTGCTCGTGGTGCTGTGCGACCGCCTGCGCGGGTTTCAGGCGGGGCCGTATGCCTGCAAGGCGAACGCTTGCGCGCTGACACACTTGGAAGAAGCGCAACACTGGTTGCAGCAGCGCACCATCGAGCGTATGCGGCGAGGCGTCGAAGGCACGCATACGGTTTAATTTTGTGGGCCGCAGATGGCCTTCTCTCTGCGTTTTTCGCAGCCTTTCGGCCAGCGGCGGCTAACGCCTGAGTTCAGGCGCGGCCGGAGGCTGTCACCTGGAACGACGGGTTGTGCATCTTGCGGTGATACGGAGAAAGAAGAATGAACAGAATTGTTTGCCAGTTTTCCTGCGGCGCTGCCTCGGCGGTGGCGACTAAGTTGGCGCTTTCGCAGTACGGCGACCGCTGCGTGGTGCTGAATGCCTACATTGCAAACGAGCATGAGGACAACCGCCGCTTTGCCGCCGACTGCGAAAAGTGGTTTGGGCGTACGATGACCGTACTGCGTGACGAGAAGTACGACGCGGACGCTATCACTGTTTTTGAGCGGGTCGGCTACATCAAGGGGCCGAAGGGCGCGGCATGTACCACCAGGATAAAGCGGGGTTTGCTTCGTGCGTTTGCGCAACCCGGAGACGTGCTAGTGCTCGGCTACACGGCGGAGGAACAGTGGCGATTTGACGACTTTGAAGCCAACTGGCCCGACCTCCCCGTAGTGGCTCCTCTGATCGAGCGCGGACTGACCAAGGAAGACTGTAAGGCGCTTGTTGAGCGCGCAGGGATGGTGCTGCCGATGATGTACCGGATGGGCTACGACAACGCCAACTGTATTGGCTGCGTAAAGGGCGGGCTTGGGTACTTCCGCGCAATCCGCGATGACTTCCCCGATCAGTTCGAGCGGTTGGCGCAAGCGGAGGACAAGGTTGCCGAACTGCATGGAACGAACGCCTACATCCTGCGCCACCGATCCGGGCCGCTTAAAGGGCATAGGTTCCCGTTGCGCGAGTTACCACCGGGTCCAATTGTAAGAAACGAGGCGCTACCGTCATGCGGGTTGTTTTGCGATGCAGCAGAGCAGGAATACGCGGCATGATTTTGACGCACAACGCTGAGCTAACCGGGCGCGATGAACCGGACGGCTCGAAGTAAACCCGCATTCCGCGCGCTCCGGTTGAGCGCCGTGTTGGACGGAGGATGATATGGATAGACCAATTACATACGGTGAGCTATTCGCGCGCATGAGAATGCCTGCATCTGTTGAGTTCGATGATCCGCGCTGGTGGCGGCCAATCGGTATGGAGATTGATCGGCTGCGCGCGGCATTGAAGCCATTTTCCGCACATCCGCAATTCCAAGCGCCAGACGACTGGCCAGTGACGGTAATTGACCGGAACGAACCGACCGGAGACCCAGTTGCAGGGGTAACCGCTGGAGATTTTCGACGCGCGGCAGAGGCCATGACGCCCAAGTCACCTGACTGACGCGGCCTTATCGCGGCAGGTCAGGTGGACTTCCGGGTTATGCCGCGCGAATACTACAAAGAAAGGAATGGGCATGAAGATTCAAGGTCCGGTGGAAGTGGAATTGAAAATCAGCATCACAAACGAAGAACAACATGGAGTCGTAACTATCAGCATGGGGAAAGGCAGCTACCCAACAGAAGGAGAACTGCGCGAACGGGTAGTTCAGTTTGAAAATGAAGAAATGCCGACAGGATTCCGCTTGATGACCAAGCGCGAATGGTGGGACTCTGTTTGCCCTCCGTCCTACGACGAGGACGAGGATGGTGTGCGCAACAAGACGCGCTTTGCTGTTCCAGGTGGCGATGACTACGACGCATAACACTGAATGTGAGGCGACTGGCGTGGATTTATGCGGCAGGTCGACTCGACCGTACTGTTACCACGGAGAATGGAATGGAACATATATTTAGCGACAAAATCGTTACAGCGAAGAAGCGCCATCACTGCGACGCAAGCGAACAGTGGCGACGAGCTGGCTTCACCATTGCCGACTGCGAAACGGACGAGCAGCGGCTGATGGTTGCCGCTGCCGAGGTAGACAACTGGCGCATCTTGCCTGGGCAAGCCTACCGTAGGGTGATCGGAATTCACGAAGGCGGATTGAGCACCTACAGGGCGAGGCCGGGCATGGACGCAGTGTGCAGCGACCTTGATATATGGGACGAGTGAGATTGCCTAACGCCTGAATTCAGGGGCGGCGAAGCCGTCCCGCTGGATTGACGTGTTAGGGGCGGAAATTTGGAGAAGAAATGGGATACGGAGCACACGAAAAACCGAACGAAGGCGCGACCAATATTTGGCTCACACCACCGCGCATTATTGAAATGCTTGGGCCTTTTGACCTTGACCCATGCGCAGCACCGGAGCCGCGACCGTGGCCGACAGCACACGCGCACTATGCCGAGGCAGACGGTGATGGGCTGCAACGGGAATGGCATGGGGTTGTGTGGGTGAACCCGCCATACGGCGACAAGGCCGAGGCGTGGCTGCACAGGCTGGCTAGGCACGGAGAGGGCATCGCGCTGGTTTTCGCCAGGACGGAAACGGCATGGTTTCAGCGCGTAGCGCGGCACGGCTGGCTTTTGTTTTTCCCGTCAGGGCGGCTGACCTTTCACAAACCGAATGGAGAGCGCGGGGTCGGTAATGCAGGGGCACCGAGCGTTTTCCTTGCCATTGGCGAGGAAAGCAAACTGCGCCTGAGAAGCTGCGGGATGGAAGGGTTCTTCTGCGAGCCTGAGTTTTTCGCGACGCAATGACGCCCAACGCAGGATATACACCAAGTGACCAGTAACACCCGAAAACACAGAATATAGGACACCAGTAAGCAACAGAACCAGCAGCGAAGAATGAACAATGAACTGATGTTTTCGAGCAAGACCGATATGTTGTCAACACCACAAGCGTTCTTTTGACAGCAATAAAAACATTTGATGAAGAATCTTCTTGTGTTACCGGAAACGGTGGTCTATAGTTACACCATCAACAACGCACGGAGCGCAAAATGAAAGTCGAAATCAAAAGTCGTTTTACAGGCGAGGTTCAATTCGCACTTGAGTGCGAAGGGAACACTGTGGCCATTACGCTGGCCGAGGCCGTAAGGTTAGGCACCAACCTGTATGGCGCATACCTTAGCGGCGCGGACCTTAGCGGATCGTCACTGGGGGGCGCAAATCTTCACTGTGCGAACTTGATGGGCGCTAGCCTTATGGACGCGGACTTGATGTCCGCGGACCTCTATGGATCTGATCTCAGCAGTGCGTCCCTTGAGGACGCGAATCTCAATGGCGCGAACCTTAGGTCTGCGAATCTTTATGGGGCCTACATGAGGTCCGCGAAACTTCGCAATGCAAACCTTAGCAATACGAACCTTATGGACGCGGACTTGATGTCCGCGGATTTGGTTGCCGCCAATTTGTACGGTGCGGACTTTGTCAGTGCGAACCTATCTTGGGTGGATTTGCAGGACGCAAACATTGATGGCGCGGACCTTAATGGCGCGATCCTTAAGGGTGCCAATCTTGATGGCGCGTCCATCGGGGACGCTGGTAAGCTGACTGGCGAAAGCCCGTATTTCACTGTTATCTTTGGAGTTAATGCGGAACGCATTGAGTCGTTTCGCACAGAGAAGGGGATTTTTATCCGCAGCGGGTCATTCTTTGGCACTGCGGCGGATTTCCGGGGCAACAACCCCGCCGGCGGAGTGTACCAGGCCGCCTTGGACCTGGTTGAAGCCCATTATCGGCTGGTCTGAAGATTTCCGGGACCGCGTTCTCGCGGCCGGTTTCAAGTTTGGATTGGAGATGAGAGTGAAAACTTCAAAGTATAGGGTGGCGGCTCTGCGAAAGCGGGCCGCCGCGATTGGCCTGAAGCGCCGTGAAATCTATTCGCATGAGGATGACTGGCCAGCAATTAAAGCGCTGGCAGAATATCTTATAAAACGCAGAGAGAAGGCCGCGAAGGTGGCGGATAACGCCAATTTAACCATTACCAATTTCACTTAGGATCAGACATGACCATCACGCTTGAGGCCATCAAGGCAGAGCAGAAACGCATTGCCGCGATGATTTCGGAGTTTGAGAAGCAACCCGCTGCATTGGCATTCCCGATCAGCATCCGATTTCCCGATCTTGCGGAGGGCGAAAAGTTTGTCGGCGTCATCATCAGCGCGGACGGTAGCCGCAAGCATGCGGTGATTCTGCTGCCGGGCGAAGCCGATATCGCCAACTGGAAAACGCAACACAAGTGGGCAGAGAGCATAGGCGGCGAACTATTTGACCGTGTTGAAGGCGCTCTGCTGTTCGCCGCGATGAAGGATGAATTCAAGCCCGAATGGTATTGGACTTGCGAGAAGCACGAAGTCGACTCGGCCTATGCCTGGGATCAGGACTTCGGACACGGCTACCAGTACGGCCACGATACGAGCTACAAGTTCAGAGCCCGAGCAGTCCGCAGGGTTTCACTCTGAACACCATCGAAGTCTCACTATTGACGTAACTTCCCCCGCCATAAAAGACGGGGTTCTAGGAGCAAAATCTGATGAACAACTGGAACTTCACCGGAAACATCGGCAAGGATGCCGAAACGCGATTCATCCAAAGCGGCGAGGCTGTCGTTCAATTCTCGGTCGGTGTGAAATCTGGCTACGGCGACAAAGCCACAACCACATGGGCGCGTTGCACCATGTGGGGCAAGCGTGGAGAGTCTGTCGCGCAATACCTCACCAAAGGATCGCTTGTCGGAATCTCCGGCGAGGTCACGCTGCGCGAATTCACCAACAAGGAAGGCAACAAGCAGACGACGCTGGAAGTGCGCGTGAATGATCTGACGCTTATGGGAGGCCGAAAGGACGGCGGTAGCTCACCAGATAACGAGTCACACCAGTCAAGCGCTCTATCTAGGTCAAGGCCGCAGCCAGCAAGCGGCGGCAATGCGTTTGATGATCTAGATTCAGATATCCCGTTCTGACAATTACCTCAATGCCTCAAAAACGCAGAGAGAAGGCCGCGAAGGTGGCGGCTAACGCCCAAGTCACAGGCGCGGCGGCATCATCGACGCGTCCTGTAGACTGACGTGTTATGCATTCGGGGTGATATGCCATACCTAAACGAAGACGGGACGATAGACACATGGAAAGGCTACATACGCAAATGCGGACACTGCGGAGCGATAGAAAAGGTATTTGATGAGGCCACAGACCAAAACGTAGGACGATATGAAGAAATCTACGCATTGGAAGCTACGATATGCAAATTGTTCAGTGGGACGCGCGGGCCGGGGTTGCCAAATGTTTTGTGCGTTGAGTGCATGACGAGGCTGATGCCAAACCTGCACAAGCTGAGGGATGCAATTGAACTAGATATTTTCGTAAATAGACTGAAAGGTGCAATAAATGAAAAACGAAAGCAAGGAACTAAAGACAACCGGACAACTACGGACGATGCTTGCGAATGCTGCTAAAGGTGTACTCAACGGAGACTTGGACATCGAGCGTGCCACGGCGCTGCACAAGCTGGCGAAGAACATCAGCGAGAGCCTGTACAGCGAAACCAAGATAGCAATGTTCAGCCATGAGATCGGCAGCGCCATTCCGAAGATGGGAGACCTACCGCTTGGCGGCAGCGATGAATAACGCAGGAAACGAAATGACAACGCCTATCGCACAAGGTCCGGATGAAAATGTGGAGCAGGACGCCGCCCGTTACCGCTGGTTGCGTGACCGGATGGAGGTGCTCTACAAAGAAACGATGTCTGGCCGGGAACCCCGCGCCACGCTGGCTATGCGCATTGGGCATGAATTTCTGGATAGCAAAATGCGCCCGGCCGCTGGGTGGATGGCCACCCTATATTTCGACGAATGCCGAGAGAAGGTGGACGCTGCAATAGACGATGCCATGAAGATGGCTAACAACCAAGCTAAGTGTCCTGGCTGCAGTTTTCCCGGTCCCGCTTGAGCGCAGAGTTAGCCGCGACATCCATAAAAACATTTGAGGAAGAATCTTCTTTCGAATCTTTGAATTATACGTATAATTAAATCGTCAACAACGAACAAGGAATGAAAATGACGTCAATGTTCAAAACCCAAGAGCATCCAATGATGGTTGAGGCCACCGCTCATATTTTTACCTTGCTTAACGGTAAGGTTTATGAGTTTGTGAACATAGACGGAACAGACCAATTTGCGTTGTCTGGATCGTCCAACTATTACGACGCCGCCCAGTTTGGGCGCGCCAAAGAAAATGCGATCTCCAAGGGGGCAGTGTTCACCGAATCTCGCGGCTGGACCTTCAAGTAAGTAAACAACCCGCTCATAGATGGGCGGGAAACAAATCAGGAGAACACTATGACCGCTTATACCCCATACGTCTATGGCGCAAGCAGCACGACTTTTGAAGCCGAAAATGCCTGCGAAGTGGCTGAAAAGATTATGCGCTCGAACAGAATGCGAGAGGTGCTTGGCCTAAACGGCCTAGCAGGATACAACTTGCATGGCTTGAAGCTTGAAAGGGCTGTGATCACCAAGGACGGACTGACTCGTAAGCTGGTCATCCAGTGGCAGGCGATGCAGACACTGCCGCAAGAGCAAAATGGCGAGCATAACTCGATAGAAACCAAGACCGTTTATATGGAGCACGGTATCGACAACACGCCAGAAACAGAATGGCGTTGGGTGAAGGACGGAAAAGGCAAGCTAAATGCTCAAATTTTCCAATCCTAAAATCGGTGGCTCTCGCAATGGCGCAGGCCTGGCAACCGACGCTGCCGGCCTGAAAACCGCAAAGCACACCGTAACCCTGGACGTAGTGACGGTGGATCGCCTGAAGGAATTGGGTGCGGGAAATCTGTCTCGCGGAATACGACAAGCCGCTCGGCGACTGGCGGATAAGGCAAAAAGTGAGCCGACCAACCCGATGCAGCCCGCAATGCCAAGCATCGGCTGGCAAAGCAACACAAGGAGAGAACCATGAGTAAGGTGAACGCATCAGACGTTTCAACCGAAGTCGAGGCTGAAATCGGCCTTCCGGTGTTGGTCGACAACGCCGTGGATTTGGTATTTAGAGGACCGGACGGGGCCATCGATCAGGCCCTTGCTACAGCCGACCGCTCAGCGGCCATGAACGCAGGCGACCGTTCGAAGGCCACGAACATAGGCGTCCGCTCGGCTGCCGTGAACATGGGTGACCATTCGGTTGCCATTAACGCAGGCGACCGTTCGACGGCAATAAACACTGGAGACCACTCAGAGGCCATGAACATGGGCTACCAATCGTCGGCCATGAATATGGGAGAATTTTCTGCGGCCACGAACACGGGAGAACAATCTGTGGCCATGAACATTGGCCGCCACTCAGCGGCCATGAACACGGGCTACTGGTCGACGGCCATGAACGCGGGCGAATATTCGGAGGCCACGAACACTGGCAGCTACTCGGCTGCCGTGAACACTGGCGACCAATCGGTTGCCATGAACGCAGGCTACCGTTCGACATCCATGAACACGGGGGAATACTCAACGTCCAAGAACGAAGGCGACCAGTCGTTTGCCCTGAACACGGGCTACCACTCGGTAGCCGAGGTGATGGGCACCGGTTCGGTCGCGGCATCCCTTAGCGCCCAAGGGCGCGCCCGCGCTGCCGCTGGCGGCGCAATCGTCCTCTGCTACCGCGACGAGATTAGCGGTCGCCTAATCAATATCCGCGCCAGCATAGTTGGCGAAAATGGCGTCAAGCCGGACACCTGGTACGTTCTCGACGCCGCTGGCGGATTTATCGAGGTTACCGAATGAAAACGAACTGCGGGCAGACGACGAAGGCAACGAGCAATGCCAGTCCTATCTGACAGCGGGCCTGATTGAATACGCGGAGGAAGAGGAATGCCAGTTTCTGAACTGATTGACGATCTACGCGGCCGGATAAACCCGGTATACGCGTCCCAGCCCGGAACAGAAAGCCATGAGCGCAGGCTGTGTGCCGAGGCACTGGAGGCGCAGCGCGACAGAATCAACGAACTTGAAGGAGCGATAGGCCGCGGCTACCGAATGCTGCTATCTGAGCCTGACACGAAAGGCGCTCTATTCAAAACCGAGAACATCCTGCGGGAAGCGCTGGAGCTGGCAGCCAAAAACCTGATCTCCGTCAGAGGCCGGCACCATACCGAGCAGGCGTACAAGCTGCCGCATGAGGCGGTTGAGAAAGTAGGCACCCTGCCGGAGTCGCAACGTAATGCCAAATCGTCGTGAGGATACTGTAGCGCCATGCCAAAAATAGTTAGATTCGACAAGGATGAAGCCCTTACCGACTGGAAAACCGGGAAATATACGGTACGCGATCTTGCGTCTAAATATAAGGTTTCACCGGGCACAATCCATAAGCTCGTTGTCGGAGTAGACAAGTCACTAGCCCCTTTAATAAACAAAGCAGTTGAAATAAAACAAGAACTTACAAATTTTAATGAACGGGAGATAAACAGATTTGAACAAGAAGTAAGCGAGCGTACAAAACACATTCAATTCTTCACCAGCGCTAACGCACTGATTGCCAAGACGGTCATCAATAAAGTGCAGGCGGATGGCGATGAAGCCAGCTATCAGGACTTGAATGCAGCGGCCAATGCCATCACCAAGGCCCAAGAGAATGTTCTGGGCAAGCAGCCGGATAGTGTGGTCAATGTTGGGGTGACGCAGCGGACGGTGATTCAGTCGGCAGATCGGGTGCGCGAGATTCGACAAAAGCTGATAAGGGACATCTGTGGCGAGTAGCCTTTCGGAAGAGGATGAGATTCTGCGGGTAATGCTGCTGGATGACTTCCAGCTATTCGTCGAGTATTTCTTCCGGGCGCAGTACGGCCGGCGCTTTGTGGTGGCCGAGCATCATGCGCAGATTACTGAGGCATTGACGCGGGTGGCGGCCGGAGAGTGCAAGAGGCTGATTATCAATATCCCGCCTCGCGCCGGAAAGACTGAGATTGCCGTCAAGATGTTCGTCGCTTGGTGCCTGGCGCACAATCCGGCGGCGAAGTTCATCCACCTTTCGTACTCCGATGACCTAGCACTGGACAACTCCAGCTCGATTCGGGACGTGGTGAAGTCTGCCGAGTATCAGAAGCTCTTTCCGATTGCGCTCAAGGCTGACTCTGACAGCAAAAAGAAGTGGCTGACCAATGAGGCGGGCGGCATGTACGCGACGGCGGCAGGGGGCGCGATTACCGGATTCGGAGCGGGATTGATGCACCGAATCAGGACGGGAACGGAATGCGCGGCGGATGGATTTGGCGGCGGAATTTTAATTGACGACGCCTTGAAGCCAGATGATGCGTACTCGGAAACCGTGCGCGGCCGTGTTAATAATCGCTTCAACAACACCATCGCCAGCCGGGTGAATAGCCCGGATACGCCGATTGTCGTGGTCATGCAGCGGCTGCACGAAAACGACCTGACCGGCTATCTACTGGCCGGTGGAAGTGGCGAGAAATGGGAGCACCTGTGCATTCCGGCGATCAATTCGCATGGTGAGTCAATTTGGCCAGACAAGTGGTCGATTGAACGGCTGCGGCAGATGGAAGCGGCAGACCCTTATACCTTCGCCGGGCAGTACATGCAGGTGCCGTCGCCACTTGAGGGGGGATTATTCAAGCCTGACAACATCGCCATCATTCTGGTATTGCCGGTTGAGTCAATCGAATGGGTACGCGGTTGGGACTTCGCCAGCACCACGACGGGCGACTGGACGGCGGGCGTAAAGTTGGGCAGATTGCGCGAGGGCCGATTGATTATCGGCGATGTGGTGCGCATTCGCGTGGGTCCGGACGAACGCGATGCCGCGCTACTACATACGGCGGCGCGAGATGGCTATGAGTGCAAGCAATCCATCCCCCAAGACCCTGGGCAAGCCGGCGTAACGCAGGTCAAGTACCTCTTGCGCCAACTGGCCGGGTACAGCGTCAAGTCAAGCCCGGAGACGGGTAACAAGGTGGTGCGCGCCGAGCCGGTAGCGAGTCAGGTCAATGTCGGCAACGTGATGATGCTCAAGGCCGAGTGGAATTCGGCGTTGATCAACGAAATGCGCATGTTCCCCAATGGTACATGGGACGATCAGGTCGACGGTCTGAGCCGGGCGTTCGGTCTGCTGATCGGGCGCAACCCGTCAGAGATATTCATCCCTGACACCAGCATCAAGGATGTCATTGCGGCGGCTGGGACGTGTGGGCGGTGCGCGTCATTCGGTGATGGCATGTGTAAAGAGAACTTCGGACTACAGGTAGGCGCATCGGATATTGGGTGCGGGATGTTCATTGCGGGGTGGTAGCAGATAGTCGTGACGCCACAATAGACGCATGAGCTCAGACCTTACCCATTCAGTCGCCTTTAACCATTCCGCGCCACAAGATGAGCGCACCTCTGCGCTTGCAGAGCTGCAGAAGGCGGCCATGCCAACACGCGTCATTTCGGCTGAGGTTGTTGCCAAGATGATTGAGATGGCTGATATGACCAAAGCCATCAGCCAGAATGTCGTCCCGTTCCCTGGCCCAAACCAAGGAAAGCCGGGTATGCAGTCGATTCGGCTGGATGATCGGCAGCTTGGCCTGCAAGGTGAGTATTGGGAAAAGCCGGCCGCGATGAGCTTTGATGCTCTGCGCGCCATGGTCGATCAGACGCCCGTCCTGAACGCTGTGGTGATGACGCGGATACGCCAGGTGCAGCGCTTCTGTCGCGTGCAGGAATCCGGCGAAGGCATGGGCTTCACCATCAGACATGTGGACAAAGACCATCAGATCAGCGCTAGCGAAAAAGAATCCATAGGCCTACTGAACAAGTTCATGGCGAATTGCGGCTGGGAGTTCAATGCGCGCAATCGGCGCAAGTTGCGGCGCGACAACTTCGGAAACATGATGGGCAAACTGGTGCGGGATTCGCTGGTGCTTGACTCCTGCGCCATCGAGACTGAGTTCAAGCGTAACCGCGATGCCGGCATGGATGGTATGGCGGCCATTGATGGCTCAACCATCCGTCTGACGGCAGAAGGCGGCTACAGAGGCAATGAGGATATTTTCGCCGTACAGGTGATTCAGGGGGCCATTCGTACCGCCTACACCTACGACGACCTGATATACGATCCGCGCAATCCACGATCTGACATCCTGGTGGGCGGCTACGGCCTGGGTGAGACGGAATTGCTGGTGCGCGTGGTCACTGGCTTCCTCAATGCCATGACGCACAACATCACAGGATTTGACCGGAACGCTATACCAAAAGGAGTCCTGCATCTGTCTGGAGACTACACGCAAGATGATCTGGTGGCCTTCAGGCGCTACTGGAACAGCATGGTCAAGGGCACGAATAGTCAGTGGTCGGTGCCGGTGCTCATCAGTAAGGATCAGGAAAGCAAGGCCAGTTTTGAGAAGTTTGGTGTGGATTACGACGAGATGCATTTCTCGAAGTGGATGACCTTCCTGGCCAGCTTGATATGTGCCATCTACGGCATGAGTCCGGCTGAAATCAACTTCGATGCCTTCTCGGGCGGTAATTCATCGCCTCTTAGTGGCTCAGATACCGCCGAAAAGCTGGCCGACTCGAAAGACAAGGGCCTGCGGCCTCTGCTGAGCTACTTCGAGAATCTATTCACCGACTACGTAGCCAATGACTTCAGCGACAAGTACGTGTTCCGCTGGACCGGGCTGGATGACAAAGATGTCGAGACCAAGGAAAAGCGCGCCGGCTTGATTTTGACGCTGAACGAAATGCGCGCCCAGGAGGGGTATGACGCAATCGAAGGCGACCTGGGCGATGCGCCATTGAATCCATCGCTGATTGGCCCATGGCTGCAGATGCAGCAACAAGCCCAGCAACCGGATACCGGAACCCCGCCAGAAGACGGGCAAGGCGGCGACGATCCGCCCGAAGGCTTTGGTGGTGGCGATGGTGGCGGCGACTTCGGCCAGAAACCGGATGGCGATGATGATCAAGCTCAGGACGGCGCTCCAACCAATGAAGACAGCGAAGAAGAAGCCTTTGGCAAGGCCATCAAGCCGACCGGGAACCCCGGCGTTGGCCTTGATGATGATGTGTTCTTCGACCACGACGAGCATGGCCCAACGTCCGGAAAGGTAGTAGCCGTCGGCAAGGACGGATTCACCGTCAATCATGAGCTTACCGGGAAGACCGGTGTGCTGTGGGACAAGTTCCTAGGCCACAAGAAGCGAGCCGAGCGCAGGCTGATCCCAGTCATGCAAGGCGAGGACGGCATGATTGCCCGCGATGCAGCCACCGGCAAGCGGACATTCCTTGCTGGCGAACTGCCAGACGACGGGCAAGACGAAGAGATTGTCGGCGAACACATGCAGAAGGCGATGCAGATCATGGCCAGCAGCCAGTCAGACAAGGTTGATGCCGTGGCGGCGCTGGTTGAACGCATGGCTGAACAGTCACCAGACATTCAGGGTTTGGTTGATGGCCTGGGCGCTGTGATACAGAAGGCCATGGCCGACTCCGCAAACCAGCACGCCGGGCAACTCTCCGCGCTGGCGATTGCGGTTGAAAAACTAGCTCAGTAAGAGCCTTCTGGCGACGGAATAGTGAAGGCTTTCGCGGCGGAGATTAAAAACGCAAACACCTTAAACGCAGCAATCAAAAAGGAGTAAAGACATGCCTAAATGGGTACATTCTGACGTATTGGATGGTGGTTTGAATGCCATCAAGACAGTTGCGATAAAAATGATGCTGATCAAAGCCTACACGGCCGGCGACAGCTATACGACGGTCGCCACGACAAACAAGTTGGCTGAAGTAACGGTTGCTACGGGCGACTTCACCCTATCGAGCAGCGGAAACAATCGACTAATCACTACAGCGACAAAGAGCGCTTCCGCGACGGTGAGCTCGGGGGCTACACCCGACCTGCATATTGCCTTTACGGATGGCGTATCGAAAGTGCTTTGGGTTACTGACGAAACCTCGGATCAGGTGATCACCAGCGGCAACACGGTAAACTTCCCTGCGCTGACCTATACCAGCAACCAGCCGACTTGATCTCAGCTGACAACGCCATGAGTCACGCACTGGAATTCACCAGCGAAACCGACCTAGATGCCGTATTTGTTTGCGCGACCTGCGGACAAATGGTTGGCTTCAATAAATCGGAAACGAGCGATCCGCACGCCGTAAAAGTCGGCGCTGACTGGACGGCACCTGCAAACCCCGATCAATGGATGTCGCCATGCACGCAATAAGCCGAGGCAAGCCAACTCACGCTGACAAGCTAGAACGCTGGCTCGGCAAGGATCAGGTCGAGCGTATTTCGCGCGAGTTCAAATCCTTCTACTGGCCTGTGCCGGTCAATGGCGTACCGGGCAAGGTGTTCGTCATGCCAGGCGGTGACTTCGCCGGAGAGATTCAGGCCGGCAGTTTCATGTCAGCGGCGGACGGCGCAGCCATGACCATCAAGAAACTGAAAGCCAAGATTGACGCCAAGGTGCGCGCAAGCAAGGCGCTGATGACGCTGGCCGACATCCTGCACGCCGAAGATCGGCGCATGTTTTCCGTCGGGGCCTTCGCCTCGATTGACGCCGTGGTCGCCGCCTATACTGGCGGAAAAGGTCAGTCCGTCATGTTCCAGAAAACCGGCGTTGCCTCGAACGCCATCGGAAACGCCAACGATCTTTGGACGCGGGCAGGCTTCCCTAGTGCAGGCGCAGCAGGATCGGCAGCACCGGTCGGCAAAGGCTGGTCGAAGAATGACAATGGTGCGTTACCCTACCTCAACACGGCCAGTGTTGATGCGAACCACTACTTGAATTGGGCGTTGACCGCCTCCGTAGCCAATAACTCGCTATTGCTCTACGACCGCCTGTTCTCGGTTGCCAAGACCATGAACAGCACGACGGCCGAAGCGGTAACCGGTGTGCCGTCGCGCTACCAGAATACGTCGAGCAGCGCCGTAGAGTACGCGGGCGGAAACTTCATCACCATCTCCAACCCGACAACGGTGCTTGCATCGACGGCGCACAACGTTACGGCGGCTGGTACTGCCGTCTGGAACTACACCAATCAAGTGGGGACGAGCGGCAGGAACCTCAACCACAACGGCACGGCCGTTCAGACGCTCGCAGGAGTGTCTGCCTGCGTGGTGGGTGGTATCGACCTTGCAGTGGGCAGTTGGTTCATTCCGTTGGCTGCTGGTGACAGCGGCATTGCCTCGCTGCAACAGATGCAACTGTCGGCCTCTGTGGCGACCGGAACACTTGACGCTGTGATCGGTCATCCGATTGCCATCAATGCCTGCCCGATAGCGAACATTGCCTGCCTGGACGATGGCCTTTATACGGCTATGAACCTGACCACTATTCTTGACGATGCCTGCCTGTCGTTCATCGAATTGCCGAAGCCGGCGACCTCGGCCACGAACTATAGCGGCCTGCTGCGTTATGTAAGCGAGTGAGGTGACGCATGGCGGCACGTGACTTGCTCCGGCTCCGGCTCCGGCTCCGGGGCGGCGGTGTCATACTTGCACCGAAAGGCGACTCGCTTGCCCCTGCTGTGCTGCCGATTAAGTTTCCCGGAGCGCAACTGGTCGGAGCGGCGTCTGTTCAATCGAACGCAGCAGCGACCGGTGTACTTTCGCAAACTCATAACCTTGTCGGCGCGACCAGCACGCAAGGCGGCATATCGGCGGCCGGGATCGTTGTCCAGCTACACGATCTCATTGGAGCGTCAAGCTCACAACCGAATGCAACGTCGACGGGATCGGCGACGCTGGTATATAACCTCGCTGGAACGCCGGCCTCGCAGTCATCGATAGCAGCGACCGGCGCGGTAACTCAAACGCACGTCATTTTTGGGGCCACAACGGATCAGGCGGGTGTTTCGGCTACTGGCGTAGCTACGCAAGCGCACCAACTGGCCGGATCGACTACCGCGCAAGCAAATACCACCAGCACCGGTGCGCTGGAAGCCACTTCCATAAGTTTATCCGGTGCGCCGTGCTCTCAAGGGGCTGTCGGCAGTACGGGCTCAGCTTCGCAGTCTCATGTTATAGCGGGCGCAGCGTCAAATCAGGCGCAGGCTTCTGCTACTGGAGCTATTGCGCAAGTTCATGCGCTGGCAGGGAGCGCCTCTGCACAAGCCAACTCAGCAGCCACAGGAATAGAAACACAGATTCACGTTTTAGTTGGCGCTCCCGCAATCCAGGCTAACGGCAGCGGTATCGGCGTCATCACTCAACTGGCTCAGCTAGTCGGCGCGACGAGTACGAATTCCAGTACATCATCAGCGGGCGCAGTTGCGCAAATCCACACCTTGCTTGGCGCTGCCTGCACACAAAGCCAATCAGCGGCAACAGGCGCGGAGACGCAAATTCACGTCTTGGCGGCAGTGTCATGCAGCCAGTCCAGCGCGAGTGGCACTGGTTCGATCACGCAAGCTGTGCAATTGTCAGGCGCAACGAACGGGCAAACAAATGCGGCCGGTACTGGAAATATTGCGCAGGTGCATGCGATTTCTGCTGCAGCCTGCGTGCAGGGCGCTGTGGCAGCGATTGCGGCTATTACGCAGGTGCATGCGCTTTCTGGCGCAGCAAGTGCAAATAGCGCATCAAGTGCGTCCGGTGCGGTAGCGCAAGTTCATTCGCTGGTTGGTACAGGAAGCGCGCAGACTAATGCGACCAGTGTGGCGGCTCTGGGCGAATTGATCATCTACATAGCCGGGGCTACGAGCTCGCAGGGCAATGTTTCGAGCAGCGCGACGGTAACACAGGCGCAGATGCTGGTCGGCGCGAATTCAGCGCAATCCGCCGTCTCACCAGGTCCGACTATCACGGCGTCTTATGTCTTGACCGTTGGCGCTTCCGCTCAAGCAAATAGCGCGCTCTCTGGCGCGGTGACACTGGTACAACAACTGGTTGGCTCTGCGTCATCGCAAACGAATCAGACATCAACAGGTCAAGTTAGTAACGAGATAATTTTGGCTGGTGCACCATGCAGTCAATCTGAAAGCTCGGCGGCGGGGGTTGTCGAACAAACTCACATCCTATCGGCCGGGGCGGCTACTCAGATAGTGCTATCGAGCGGCATGGCGATAACGCAGGAACACGCCATCATCTGCGCGCCAAGCGTGCAGGACAGCATTGCCGACTCATCAAGAATCGTTCAGGAATACCTGTTGTATGGTGCAAGCGGACTACAAATAAATAGTGCAGCCGCAGCCGTTGTGGCGATTACCTTTCTGCGGTACAAAACGCTCGCCAGCGTCTCGGCCAATAGATCGATGGTTGAGGCGTCTGCCAACAGGACGCTAGCCAGCGTATCGACCAATAGATCGATGGTTGAGGCGTCTACCAACAGGACGCTAGCCAGCGTCTTGGCCAACAGATTATTTTCAGAAACAACTATCGAGGCATAGCCATGAACACACTCATTACGGGAGACGACACGCAAGTGCCGATGACTCTACTGAAAAATGGAGAGACGTTCGCGATTAATCCGGCCGCGATCATAAAGGCGCGCTTGGTATCCACGAATCATGTCTATCCACTGACGGACGACATTGAACAATCATTCTCCGATCCAGGCGGGGATTGGTCTAAGTCGTTGGTCATGATTCAGTTGCCAGGAAGCGCTACGGTGCACGTCGGGCAGCAAGGGCCGGCGCTACTCGAAGTGCAAGTAGATGACAACGGGAAAGTGACATGGTTCACGGACATCAACATTGTTCTCGGGCAGATACCGTAATGGGCAACATGAACAACCTGGACTTTGGCGACCTGCTTCTGAAGGGTGCGCGCTGCCTAGCTTGTCGTGACGCCACACTAGGCGCATGTGCGAAAACCACGATGCCCTACTGAAAGCCAAGCCACCAGACGATCACGACATCTGGGGGCCGCATGAGTCCCCCTTTATTCGCGACCTGATCGAGCGCTGGACAAGCGACGGGCTGGAGCGATTCGGCCAGACAAGCGCAGAATTGCTGTTGTGGGTAGCGGGCAAGATGCACAAGCCTGGCCCGTCTGTAATTCGTCCCGGACCCATGCTGCGCTGGTCGGCTGAAGACCTGGCCAGAGTCAAGCAATTCCTTGAGGCATTGCCGCCTGAAGCCTTTACCATCAATGAATGGATGCTGGTAGTCGACTATCTGTTCCAGCGCTACCTGCCAGCCGACGCCATGATGCAAGAATCGCAATGGCAGATTGCGCGAGCCTCAATGATGGGGCGCGTGCAATCGAACATTGCCGCCATGTCTGCCGCCTCTGCTGCGCATATTGCCATGACGATTCCGGCCAGCGTGCCAGATATTGAGACGCAATTCGGCATCAGCGAGATACAGAGAGCCGCGATTGAGTTCGGTCAGGCGCGGTGCGCGCAGTACGTAACCAACGTCACCGACGGTCTTCGCGGCCGCATCAAGCTGGCCATTACTGACTGGCAGGAGCAAAAGTTCCTCGGCACGCCATCAAAAATTGCCAAGCAAGACCTGCAATCCAAGCTGCTGGATCAGTTCGGCGAGGCCAATCGAGACTGGCGAAGGATCGCCATCACGGAAGCCGGCGAAGCGGCGAATCAGGGGTTCATCGGGGCGCAACCGTTCGGGACGCAGGTCAAGCGGATTGAGCAGTACCGGGGTGTATGCCCGTTTTGCGCCTCTATCGACGGCAAAATCTATACCGTGGTATCGCCAGATAAGCACGACAAAGATGGCGATACCGAGGTCTGGGCGGGAAAGAACAACATCGGCCGATCAGCGGCACAGCGCAAGCGCACGGCGGATGGCTGGGTGAATCGAGTAAAGAATGAAATGCTGTGGGCTCCGGCAGGGCTTGCGCATCCGCATTGTCGCGGGCGCTGGGTTCGAGTCAATCTTCCCACACTCCCGATTGATGCTGAATTATCTAGTTGGCTACGACAACAAACTGAAGCGAGAAAAAAGAATGGCTGATGAGGTCGATCAAGCAAATGACAGGGCGCTGCGGGATAACGACTTATGCGTGAGTATGGCACGCGATGCGGCGGCGAGAATACCTGTGGGCGAGGCTGGTGATTGTGATACCTGCGGGTCTTGGAATGGACGCCTTGTTGGCGGCATGTGCTCCCCATGCCGAGATCGTTACTCACGAATGGAGGCTATCAATGGAAAACCGTAAAATGATGATCATCGTAACCGGCGAACTCGCCAAGTCGTATGTGTCTGCACATATCCGCACCCTACCCAGCGGCAAAGTGATTCAGATTAAGGCGCACAATGACCGGCGCAGCAAGAAAGTCGAGCCAGGCGAGGATTCGCGCACGCCGGATATGTTCAGGTCGCCATCGAAGCCCATGCCCAAGCGCGACATTCCTGACGAGTGCTGGCGCAATCCAGAGAAATGCACGCCAGATTTGTTCAGCGGGGATACGGAGCTAGAGGAAACGCAGAAAGTAGGCGCTGGCGGGACGGCGGTACCGAAGGAAGGATTGGAAGTTGTTCCGCTGAAAGACGTTCTTGCTAATCGTGAAGCGGAATTGGATGCCGTAGAGGCGGATTACGCAGAACAGCTAAAGGGATTTATCGGTGATCTTTCCGCATTGGATAGCAAAGTAACGCCTGTTCGAGGAAAAAAGGAAAATAAAGATGCCTTGAATGAACGCGCTGGCAAGGCACGTCGGGATTACGAGCAAAGGATGCGCGACATAAGCATCAAGTACGATAAGATCATCAAGTTGCACCCGGAAGAGATTGCACGCAGAGCAGAGTCAAAACGCATCAACGAAGCCGCTGCCGCATCCTTACCTGCGAAGATGGGCGCTGGAACTACAGACCGGATGACCAAATCCAAGCCGCGCACCCTGTTCGTTAAATCCCACATCAAGCAATTCACCCGCAAAGACGGCACCATCGTCAAAGAACACTACGACAAGCGTACCAAGAAAGCGGAAGCCCTCGTCCCAGGACGCAATCCTGGTGCGCCAGACGAAGGCAAAGACCCGGAAGACATTCGCGGTTCAGCCCACGGCTACGGCACCCACAACATCGAGGAAGGCGACGCCTTGAAATTCAATGCTGGCGACTTTAAGGGCGGCGGCAGGGTCAAGTCCGTCGGCAAGGATGGCGCAGTTGTCACTGACGAATCCGGACGCGATCATAACGTGCATTGGCATGAGGTGACGGGATTCAAGGCGGATCGTGGCGACGGCGGGAAGAAGTCTCCTTCTGATGGCGGCAAGCCCGTGAAAGAAGGCGACGATGAGCCAAATAAGGGTCAAGGGAAGGCGTCAACGGTTCTTGGCAAGCAAGAGCCAATCCCAGCCGAATCCTTCAAGGCCAGCGACTATGCAAAGTCGCATGATCAGTCCGACGTGAGCGTCGATAGCATTCTGGCGAGCTTCCCGGAAGACACGAAGGGGAAGATTGCGAAGGCGGCTGATCGGCTGGCGAACATCGAAGAGACGTTCAAAATGTTTCACGCCGACGGAGAGTGGACTACTGAGCGGCAAGAGCTGCACAGGAAAATCATGTTTGACGGCGTGGTTGGAAAGGATGAAAACGGGGATGAGGTGAAAATACCTGGGATTCTATCGCCCGAACGGCAAAAGGCAGCGCGACCACAGGACGGTGATCTGCCCACATTCGTTCTTCTTGGCGGCAGGGGTGGATCGGGGAAGAGCTCTCTCAAGGGGCTGGTCTATGATCCCGAGCAATGCATCGTCCTGGATGCGGACCATATCAAGTCCATGCTTCCGGAGTACGAAGGATGGAATGCCGCGCAAGTGCACGAGGAATCCGGCGAACTATTCGATATGGCCGCTGAGTATTCCAGGATCATGGGGCTGAATGTAGTCCTGGACAAGACCATGAAGACCGCCAAATCAGCTGTCTCCGACGTGCATAAATTCAAAAAAGCAGGCTATCGGACGGAGGCGCATTACATGCACCTGCCGCGCCAAGAGGCAGCGAAGAGGGCTGTTAAGCGGTTTCTAGATGGCGGCGAGTCTGGTCGGTACGTGCCAGTTGAAATAGTGCTGAGCAACACAGGCAACGAAGATTCTTTTGATCAAGTCAAAGGCATGTGCGATGCCTGGTCTTTCCATGACAACAACGTGCCTCGCGGATCAAAGCCGATTCTGATTTCCCAGCATGGCGACCCCATTATGAAGCGCAAAGATGTATTGAAGAAGTCACTCGGCAAGCGTATTATCTTTGTGAGGAGTGTAGCAAAATGAGCGCCAAAGAAAATGCAACAAAAGATCCATTATGGAAGTCTCACCCCGAATTGTTTGACGGGTATGACGGTACCGAGCGCGATGGCGAGCGTCAGAAACAGTTCTCTGACTATTGCGCCGAAATGATGAAGTCAGCGCCTGATTACATCAAACAGGCCGTCGCAGACGGGCAAGGAAAATCAGCCTAACCAATCCGCCCTTCGGGGCGGTTTTGCCTTTACGGGAGGTGAAGGTGTCGCGGTTCGATCAAGCCCTGCAACTTGCCACTGAAGCCCATGCCGGGCAGGTGCGCAAGAGTACCGACATCCCCTACATCACACACCCGGTAGCCGTCTCCGAGTTGATCCGCAAGTATGGCGGCGATGAAGATCAGGCGATTGCCGGCCTATTGCATGATGTACTGGAAGACGGTGGTCCGCAATACCGCGAACCAATCAAGGCACACTTCGGCGAGCGCGTGCTGGGCATGGTCGAAGCCTGTACCGATGGCGTGCCTGATGCAACCGGAAATAAGCCGCCATGGAAGGCGCGCAAGGTGGCGTACCTTGAGCACTTGTCAGAATCAGCCGGTGATGCGCTACTGGTCTCCGCTTGCGACAAGCTGCACAACATGCAATCCATCCTTTCGGATCGCCGCGACATTGGCGACAAGGTATTCGACCGATTCACCGCCAGCAAGGCGGAAACGCTGTGGTACTACGGCGAATTGGTGGCAACACTGACTGACCGCGTGCCGGCCAATCTCGCGCATGCCTTGCGCGCAGCCAACAAGGAACTACAGCAGGCCTAAAAAGTCGGCACTGGCTGGGCGGCGAGTAGTCGTGACTGCATCATCGCGTAAACCCACTCTGCGATGCCGTCATGCTCAATTCAGCGAACGTCAGAATTATCCTGGTCATCAAGTCGCAAGGCATGCTCTTCGACATGCCGATTCAAGTTGGCTCATCCGTCGATAAGCATGGTCGCTTCCGGCAGGCGCACACCCGCATTCAAAAGGTGCGCGCAAAAGAACTTCCTAGCGTGCGGGAGCCCATCGCTGAAGAAATAAAGCCGAATACGCGGCTGGCTGCGTGGCTCGATAAGCATGGCGGAATTGGATCGGTAGCGAAGATCGTCGCCGAAGCTCCAGATGCCGCGCAGGCCAAGATGATTGACCTCATGGCGGGCGTTGGCAAACTTACTCCGGAGCAAGCGCGCAAGCTGCTCGATAGCGCCATACCGAACGACAGCCAGGCGGATTTGTTTGCTCAGGCACCAAAAGCAACTGATGGGACGGACGATCTGTTTTCTCAGCCAGCAACCGTCAAGGGCAAGTGGAAACTGAAGTCCCCTCCTCCCGCAGAAGAAAGCCATGCTCAAGCCACCGAAGCCATCGAAACAGAACCGCCAAAAGCGCCCGAAGAAAAACCCGCCGCAAAGCTGACGGAAGCGCAAAAAGTCGGCGCTGGCGAGACGGCAAAGCTCGACTATGAAGGATTCCGCAAAGAGTACGAGGAGCTTTTCAATCGCATGATGTCCTACTCGCCCAATGAAGTAGGGTCTGGCATCTATGCGGATAAAATGGCGAAGCTGTCTGATGATTACCCGGAGTTCATGGATCGGTTCGACCGCAACGACGATGAGATTCATAACCTGAAGCGCATCAAGGCCATCAATGAGCGGCAGGGGCTTGATCTTGATGTTGCTGGGATGGCATCTCAAACACTGAAGGAAAGCGGGCGATTGCCCGAGGTATTTGCTGATGTACCAAGCGCACAACCAGTAACGGCACCGCCTCACGGCGAGGCCATCCAATTCGGCGTCCAGGCCGGCATCACCAAGCAAGCCAGGCGTGACCTGAATGCGCAAGCCGTAGCCATCGTGCAGCGCGGCGGACCATTCTCAGATGACGACAAAGCCATCTTGCGGCAATACTCCGGAAACGGCGGCTGCGGCGATTCGCTCAACGAGTATTACACTCGGCAAGACGTGGCCGCGGCCATGTGGGTGGCGCTGCAAAGCATGGGCGTGATGGGCGGCAGCGTATTGGAGCCGTCGTGCGGGCCCGGTGTGTTCCTGCATACCGCGCCGAATAGTTTCAAAGTCACTGGCGTAGAAATGGATGGCGTTTCGGCACAAGTGGCGAAAGCCCTGCATGGTGACCGCCATGAAATCCAGAATGCCAGCCTGGAGCGCTTCGCCGTACAGGATAACAGGCAGTTTGATGCCGTCATCGGCAATGTGCCATTTGGCTTGCGTGGCAGTCTGATCAGGGATGACAAGCCGCACCTGAAGACCGCCGAAGCCTATTTCTGCGACACGGCCATGGACAAGTGTAAGGCAGGCGGCATAGTGGGCCTGATCGTCCCTACGGGCGTTATGGATTCGCGCACTAATCGCAAGTTGCGCGAAATGCTGCTGCGCAAGGGTCAGTTTCTCGGCGCGCAGCGCATGCCCAATACGGCATTCGAGCATGCGCATACCGAGGTGACTACGGATATTATCTGGCTGCGCAAGTATCCAGACGACGTATCCGGGGCGCTATCAAGTTCGCCAGTCGGTCAATCGCAACTCAAGTCACTGGGCATTTGGGATGATGAGTTCCTGTCCGGAAGCTACTTCACCGGGCGCGGAGCAGCGAACATTCACGGCAGTATGGAAGCTGGCTGGCGGGCCAAGGCTGGCATTGGCGCGGACATTACCGTGACCGGATCAATGAAAGATGTGGCCGACTCGCTGGCGATGTTCAAGCCGGAAGTGGCGGCGAAAATTCCCACCGTGCCAGATATTATGGATGCCGTAGGCGCTGACGAGAAGGCGCGGGCAAAGGTGCTGGGCGCAACCATGACGCGCCCTTACGAGAAGCAAGGTAAAGCGGGCGATACGAAGACAGTCGACGGCATCGCCTATGTACTGCAAGGCCGCCCGCTGCGCTGGCACCGTGTGGATGAGGTGGTACAGTCCGAGGCGCTGATACAGGGGCGGGATATTGCGGCACGTATCGAAACGTTGATAGCCGGAAGTGCGCCAGTTGATCGGGACCAACTGCAAAAAGACCTGCATGCCTGGGTGGCTGCGCATGGTGTTCCGGCGAAGAACAAAGATGTTCTGCTTGGCGCGCAACAAGACAAGTCGCTATACCGCCTGATTGGTGCCGTTAATAGCCAGGGTGAGCTATCCGATTGGGTGACCGGCAAGGCGGCCAAAAAGGTCGCTGGCAATTTCGAGGCGACGGTGCAATCCCTGCTGAATGACCATGAAACTGCCGCCGTGCGCAGCATCGCACTGTCGGCCGGCATCCATGAAGAGGAGGCACTAGACCAGCTCTATGGCTCACCCAAGTACGCGATTGACCCAGCAACAGGCGAATGGACTACGCAGGACATTTACCTGTCTGGCGACTTGTGGGCAAAGTCAGATGCCGCAAAGGAATCGCTGACCAATATCGACCTAGCCCCGGAGATGCGCAGCAAACTGGAAAAGCAGTCCGCGATGCTGATGGAAGCGATTGCACCGGTCTCGCTGGAAGATGCATTCATTCAGGTGAATTCTGCTTTCCTGCCAACGTCGATTCTCTCATCCTTCCTGACGTGGCGAAACAAGGAAGGACCGCAGGCGAGAGATTGGTCAAAATCCCTCGATCCGGTCGAGGTGACATTTGCGGATGGCGTCTACACCATCGAAGGCGGCAACAAGTGGGGCATGCAGAAAGACCTCGACAAGTACCTGAACCGCACCGGCCTGCGCAAAGACGATAAGCACACCATTGATGACCTGAATGTTGAATTCAAGGAATGGCTTTGCGCATCGCCGCAGTACCGCGAGCAAGCTGAAGACCTCTACAACCGAAAGTTCAGAGGGTTTGCTGAGCGTGAGTTCAGTAATGAGCCGATGGACATTCCGGGGATGAATACGGAAGGGTTGAAGGATTACCAATGGGGAACGCTGCGCTGGGCGCTGAATGCCGGCAAGGGGATCATCGCCAGCGACGTGGGACTCGGGAAGGCCCAGCCGCTAGACGCGAAGATTCTGACGCCAACTGGCTGGAAGTTGATGGGGGAAATGCGCGTCGGAGACGAAGTGATTGCTGGCGACGGAACAGTGACGCATGTGACTGGCGTATTCCCGCAAGGCGAGAAAGAGATATTCCGCGTCACCATGTCGGACGGGGCGACAACCGAGTGCTGCGATGAGCACTTGTGGCTTACCCAGACCACAAAAGAACGCAACAACGAAAGGCGCAGACTTGGCGAAAGCGGGAAGCCAAAAGTCCGCCAGCTATCAGATATTCGCGCAACGCTGCAAAACCTTGGACGAGAGAAGAATCACGCCATCCCAATGATTGGGCCGGTTGAATTTGCAGCCCGCGATGTGAAGATTGACCCGTATCTGCTTGGCGTTCTCATAGGCGACGGGAGCCTCGCTAGATGCACCCCGCAGATAAGCAACCCTGAGCCTGGAATTATTGAGGCGTTGCGCGATAAGTTGCCAGATGGATACGCGCTCAATAAGCAAGCAACAAATGGCGATAGATGCGCCTCATACAACCTATGTAAGTCTGGAACAAATACGCTCCCGAGGAATGGCTTTACGTCGTCCATAGAGGGATATGGCTTAAATAAATTGAGCAACGGGAAGTTTGTCCCAGATGACTACAAGTACAACACAAGCGATGTTCGCGTAGCCATACTTCAGGGGCTAATGGATACCGATGGGTACGTCGACCGTAGGGGCGTGACCGTGCAATTCACCTCAGTTTCTGAGCGCCTAGCAAATGACGTGAAGTTTTTGGTGAACAGCATCGGCGGGAATGCGACTATCAAGAGCAAGATTCCGACATTCACCTACAAAGGCGAAAAGAAGCAAGGCCAGCGTGCCTACACGGTACATCTTCGCCTACCTCCTTCAGTCTCTCCGTTCCTGCATAGCGTGAAGCGGGAGAGAGTCGTTCCGAAGAGCAAGTATCGGCCGGTACGGTACATCGTTGCCGCCGAATCAGTTGGTATGAAGCTGGCTCAGTGCATCGCTGTCGCACATGAAAGCCACCTGTACGTCACCGATGATTTCATCGTCACACACAATACCGTCGCATCGCTCATGCTGGTCAAGACGCTGGTCGCAACAGGCCAAGCCAATCGCCCGATGATTGTCGTGCCTAAGTCGGTGCTGTCCAACTGGGCCGCCGAAGCTGAAAAGTGGTTTCCAGGCAGCAAGGTTCTGCTGATTGGTGCTGATGGCGATAATGCCCAAGAGCGTAAGCGCAAGTACCACGACATGCAGCAGAATCACTACGACTTCATCATTGTGTCCGAGCCGTCGTTCGAAGAACTTGATCTTGATCCGGCGACCAAGGTCGAATACAACGCTAGAGATTTTTGGGTACAGCGCGGCGACAGGCTGGGGAGTGCAGGAGACAAGCGAACCAACAAGATCAGGGAAGCCTGGAATCAGTCGCGCGCCGGGCAGGAGTTCAGCGGGAAGGATAGAACGGACGCGACCTACTTCAACCAGATGGGCGTGGACGCCATCGTATATGACGAAGCGCACCATACAAAGAACCTTGTTGGCGTGAAGTCCCGCTTTGGTGAGTCTCCGAAGTATCTCGGTGGCGGCGGGCTATCGATGCGCTCGCTCGACTTCAATCTTAAATCGCGCTGGCTGATGGATCACAACAACGGCAAGAACGTGTTTTTGTGCACGGCAACGCCTACCAAAAATAGCCCACTGGAAATATTCAGCATGATCTCGCATGTTGCGCCAGAGTTATTCGAGCGAATCGGCGTGCGCAACAGCGAGGAATTTCTCGACCGCTTTGCAAAATTCGAGAACGGCATGGCGCTGGACACGGGCGGCACAATGAAAGAGGCGCTGATTACCGCTGGCTTCCAGAATATGGACGAGCTGCGCGCCATCATGAAGCGTGCGATTCGGCGCAAGACGGCCGATGACGTTGGCCTCAAGCTCCCGCAACGCCAGGACGTACAGCACATGATCCAGATGGACGACGCCCAGCAGGCCAAGTATGCTGAGTTGCGTGAGTTAGCGGCGGAGGCTGGCAGCAGAGACGCGACGGGCGACTCGCACATTTTCAGCATCATGGACAAGATGAACAAGGCGGCGACGGATATGTCTTTGCTTGATTCCGACTACGATGCCACCAAGTCACCAAAGTACGTCGCCTGTGCTGCCGAGATTGTCAAAAACATGAAGGACGGCGGACAGATCGTGTTTTCAGATTACGTCGACTCGCACGAAAAGATTGCGGCGGCACTGGTGGCGTCCGGCATTCCGCGCAAGCAGATCGGCATCCTCAACGCCAAGGCGGCATCCTCGTCGGAAAAACGCCAGAAGATTGCCGACGACTTCAATGCCGGAAAGCTGCGCGTGGTGATCGGCAACACGGCGGTGATGGGAGAGGGCTTGAACCTGCAAAAAGGCACCAGCGATATTCACCACCTCGACCTGCCATGGGAGCCAGCCTCGATGCAGCAGCGCAATGGCCGCGGCTTGCGGCAAGGAAACACCAATGCCGGCGTGCGCATCCATAACTACTTGGCGCGCGGCAGCTTTGACGGTTACCGCCTGCAGGCCATCATGGCGAAAAAGGATTGGCAGGACGCGGTATGGAATGGCGGCAATGAGGTGGAAAACCTCAACAAGCAAGACATCAATCGCGAAGAGCTGATGATCATGCTGGCCGCTGACCCAGATCAGGCCCGCGAAGCCTACGAGTCGAATAACAAAGACAAGGAGGCGCGACTGATTGCCGGCAAGACGGCAGAGTCGGCGCAGCGCTTCGACAAGTTTCAGGAGATCAAGCGCAGTTTCAATGCCATCAAGGACAAGGATACGCAAAGCGCCATACGACTCAAGGCCAAAATGGACAAGGAATACTCTGCCCTGCGGGCGGATCGCTACTTCACTGCCAAGGCAGCCTTGGACATGGATCAGGTCATCGTTAATTCATCCGGGGTCATGCTGCATTCAGGGGCCGGGATCGACCTGGGTGATGAAGGGCGCTATGTGGTGACCGAGGTTGATCCGCGCAAGGGCGATGTATCGATGCGGCGCTACGGCGATGAAACAGGGCTCTTCAAGCGAGTGATAGCAGCAAGGGACATTGCCAAAATCAAGCCATTCGCCTTTAGCAAAGACGAAGAGAACGAGGAAATTGCCCGCAAGATTGCATCAAAGCCGCTGGAGATCAAATCGATGGATGATGTCTATAAGCTGCCTGACGGAGCAATTAATGCCAACCGCGACAAGATTCAGGCGCAGTTATGGGAGGGCTTGCGCAACTACAGCATCCACTCTTATGGCGTTATTCCGCTGATCGAAAAGTCGACCGGGAAGGTGGTTACGGCCAATAGCTACGATGTGACCAGCAAGTCGCCGAAGTACAGCGAAGCGGAATACGATATTCTGACGCCGACGATTGAGAACAAAGCCAAGCTGCTGGAAGCGTGGAAGGATGCCGAGCGCAAGGCAGAATTCAGCACGCAACATTACCAAGCAAAGCGCGGAAAAAGCACATCGATAGCAAGACGCGCCTATGGGACGTCCATCACCTATGAAAACCCGCTCTCGGACATCATCAAGAAAGTGACCGGCGGCAGTGGACAGTATTACGACGACGACCACCCAGCCATCAAAGCGGTGCGCGAAGAATTGCATGCGGAGCAGTTGCAGCGCATGCGGCGCGCAACCACGTTTGACGATGCGCTACAGGCCGCCAAGCCGCTGGGCGAAATCAAGTTCGCGCAATCAGGCTACGACGCGCGAGTCGATTTACCAAAAAAGGCTATTGCAATTCTGTGGGCTAAAGCTCGCCAGCAAGGCATCCTTGGCGAGAAGATTAACGAGCATCTATTGAACGGACGGGGCAGCTACTTTATTAAGAATGGCCACAATCAAATCCATCAGGCATTGCTCGAAATGGCGAACAGTTCAGGCCATGATGATTTGGTGCATGCGATTGCCGATGCCGGAATCCGGCACCACAAGGGAGCGGATCACGCTGCGGCGCTGAACGGGCTGGCGCAAGGCTTTGCCCATTCTGTTGATAAGGTGGCCGCCATGCAAAAACTCGCCGATGCAGCCGGAATGATGGACCGAAAGCGCAATCAGGGATTCGTGGGCGGGGCTTTAGTCGCACCCTCGTGGAATAAAGAAGAAGGCGAGCAAACCATCCGCGATAAACTGAGCGAAATGCTTGAGGAAGCGCAAAAACGCGAACAGGGGAAAGTGAAGTGAATACCAAACAAGTCTTCCGCATCAAGCCAGCGCCAATCATTTTGCTATTCAAATCCGTCAGTCGCGGCGACAAATATACGCTTGATATGTTTGGCGGAAACCAAGGCGGTCTATTCACTGCGCCATCGAACGTGCATGGCTACACCGACAAGAATGGACGTACCGTCGCTCCGCACACAGCAGGGCATAAGCATAAAATAATGCTTGCAAAGCCGAAAACGGAAACGCAGAATAAAGACGTTGGCGCAACGCCAGCAGCGCAAGCAAGCGCAAGTCGTGCGACGGACAATCAGTCGCTGGAGATGAAGATGAGCAATACTTACACGTTCCACCAAGATCATTCAATAAAAGACTTGCGCGGGAAGACGTTCACTGTGGCGAAATTTGACAAGATATTGAACAACGGCAAGCGAGTGGACGCGGCCGTTTTCAAGGAATCGTTTCAAGGAAAACCGATCATGGCGCTGGTATCTGGAAAGCCTGAGCTTGAGGCTATGCTAGCAGCGAAGAATGCAGAAAAGGAACGGAAAGCCGCCGCTGATCGCGCTGCTGCCGCCGCTGATCGCGCTGAATTGGAGGCGGCAGTTCCAGGCGTTACCGAGTACGAATCGGCGATGCGGAAGTACCAAAACGCACAGGCAGACTATGAACGCGCCTCTGAGCGCGGATACCCCGCGAAAGAAGCCGCTGCTGCATCTGCTGCTGATGTTGAGTTGCGGGCAGTCATGAAAAAATACCCGGCGACCGCATTATGGCGCAAGGTCCAGGGGTACGTTAATGCCAGTAATTACGACAAGCAAGGTGCTGGCATGGCGGCAGATAGCGCAATCAGGTCAGGCACGCCAATAGCCGATGCTGTCGAAGAAATGGAAGCGGCGTGGAAGTCTGACGCCGAGCGCGCCATGTGGAATTCATGAAAATTCACCTACACTTTCCCGATGGCGGGATTGCCGCCATCAATGAACTCGGCCTACGTCAGCGCAACCCTGAGAAGTTGCGCCTCGTCACTGATCACCCGGCGAGCAGTTACGGTATCGGCGTGATTCTGCGCGGCAATACTGGCGAGATATTGGATGGCCGCTCATTTGCTGCCCTCAATAAAGCCTTTGGAGCGTGGATCGAATGCGATAGCGCCGATACTAAACGCAGAGTAGAGAATGCGCTGGCAACGGCCGCCGCCGAGCTTGATGACTTCATAAAGGTTTCACCATGATCAACCCCATGCTTCCACCTGACCAGATTGCCGCCAATATCCGCAAGGTGCTGGACAACAAGATTGAGACGTATCACAACTTCGGCGTCTACTGGTATTTCGTCAAAGCATTCCTGAAGCGATACTACGATCAGATGCAAATGCCTATTCTGGGTAATTTTGAACAGGCCGATGTCGTCTCCAGAATGCCGCAGTACGACAACTTCGCGGACGCTATGCATGATGCACTGCTGTTCTGGCGAGCGAACTACGAAAACAACGGCAATGACGCGACCAGCATTGCGCCAGATGATGAGCCAGTGACCTTGTTTGATGAGGATATCGGAATGTAGCCGTACCGCCAGCGCCAACTTCCCGTCGTGACGAGATCATGGCGTGATGGAAAAGATCATTCTGCTCATCAAGGCGCAACCAACGCCAGCACAGGCCGAGGCCGGCAACTACAAAAAGCGCAAACTCGCATGGCGCGGCCTGACCATCTCAATTGAGAATGAGGCCGGCAGCGTCCGCAAGGGCGTCGGCTGGCGGACGAAGATGCTGTACCCATACGGGTACATCAACCGCACCGAAGGAAGCGACGGTGATCAAATCGACGTTTATATCGGGCCGGATGAGGCTGCCGATACCGTCTATGTGGTGCATCAGCGCAAGTATGGCGACTGGGGCAGGTACGACGAGGACAAGTGCATGCTCAATTTCTCGTCAGAGTCGGCGGCGCGCGCAGCCTATCTGAAGCACTACGATGATCCGCGCTTCCTTGGGCCGATTACCGCCATCCCGGTGGATGAGTTTGTCGATAAATCGCTGGCGGCAAACGGGCGGATGGTGAAGTCCATTACCCTGATTTTCCCCAATGGCAATCGGCATCTAGTTGCTGGTGGTGATTGGGCATTCGATAACACCCTCGCCAAATCCGATCTTTCTCCTGGGCAGCGTTGGATAACTGTTCATTCACACTCACACGGTGAAGGCAAGGGTACGCCCGTCCTAGTGCAAGAGGTTCCGCACAGCCCAGGCGTATATCACGTCATTGGCGGTGCTGGCGGCAAGCTCAACATGCTCAAGATGACCGGCATCAAGCCACAATCAAGCTACAAGGAGCATTTGGCAAAGAAAGCCAAGGAGAAAGCTGATCAGAAAAAGAAGCTGCGCGAACGCGACAAGGAGATGGGCATCGAGAAGGGCAAAGGCAAGGCGCGCGAAGCTGTCATGTCGCAAAAGCATGAGGCGCAAAAGGGATTCATCAAGAAAGTGGCCGAGAAAATGGGCTGGAAGGATGAAGACCTTGCGCCCAATATACCGGCGAACGTCTCCGATGTGACGCGCAACAAGCTCGAAGCGAAGCACCATAGCGAATTGTTGAGAAAGGCGCACCAGGCGGTTGATTTGCAGCGGCAGAATCTGCTGACTGATGTGGTGGCGCGGCAGGAGGCCGGCATTGCACCAGAGCCCAATGAGCACGACGATTCGACGCTTTCCACAGCGGACCTTGACGACACGCGGCCACAAGCGAAATCCGGGCTGGGCTTTTCCGCCCACTACGCCGAGCGCGCCGAAGCGCAAGGGGCAACGCAGGAAGTCATCCAGAAGGAAGCCGACGAAAAGAAAGCCGCTCGGCAGGCCATGCTGACCGATGGCCAACGCTCAGACATCAAGCATCGCGGCACGGTGCAGGCCCAGATCAAGGAAGAAATCAAGGCCATTCGCGAGCCCGTCACGAAAGACGTAAAAGCCGTGCTAGCTGACGCCAAGAGCGCGGTGGAATTGCTCAAAGCGCAGAATCAACTCAAGGCCATTGAGAAGTCGGCCGGCGCTGCCATGAAGGACATTGACGAAGCGAAAGAAGTCAAAGCCTACAACCTGGAAGTGTCGGCACCGGATGATGCCTCAATCGAAGAGGGCATCGAAAACGACCTGCGCACCATTCGCACCAAAGCCTTCCTTTCAGCCATCGATAAAGAATTCGATGATCCAGAAAAGCAGATTCGTCAACATGTCGGCGCGGGCGCGTTCAACTCGGTCAACTCTCTCGCCATCACCAAGGGCGGCGCGGCGCTGGTAGATCGCTCCGTGGTCGATGTGCTCGGTATAAGTGGTGCAGCTCAGGTATTAGTGCGGCGGCTGTATGCTGACTTGCCGGCCGACGAGATGGAAAAGCTCGTGGGCGAAATGGAGGATTACCATCTACATCACTACATGGAAACCTCGCAAGACGCGCTCAAGGAAGCGAAAGACCTGCATGATGCTGCAAAGGAAATTCAGCTTGGCGAAGCGTCGCATGGCGATGATTTCGAGGCGGCGCGGGAGATCGGCGCACGGCGTAAGGCTTGTATCGAGCAAGCTCATCAGATACTTGGGACTGCGCTGGGTGAAATGGAGGCCAATGCCGCGCTGGTAGTCGCCCTCAAGGGCGGGCGCAACGACAATCCGCTGGAAGTGCCGCTTGGCAAGATAGCCGACGAAGATGCAATTCGCCAGGCACGCGCCATCGGCCTGCAACGCGGCGACTACAGCATCACCAAGATCGCCGGCAATCAGGTATTGACCGTGACACCGGGGGGTATGGACCGCCTTGCAAAGCCGGTCGACAAGGCCGAATTGGAGCGCACGCGCAACACGCTGGACATCATCAACGGCGGGCAGGATGAAGACGACTGGCTACCCATGGGATTCTCGAACCGGCCAGACTTGGCGCTTGACCTGAAACCGGGCGTGGCCGCGACATTGGCGCAACCCTTCGCGCCATCGGCCGACCTGGAACAGTCGCTGCGCGACTACATCGGCGGGCGCACGGCCGACGGCGATTCTCCGAGTGACATCGTGGCCGATATTCAGTCATCGGATTTTTTCGACAAGGCCGGCAACAACGAAGCCTACCGGGCGGCGCTGGATGCGGTGGCACCACTCAAGGGCAAAGACGGCAAGATGGCGCGCGCCGAATCACTGGCCGACGCCTTCAACCAGTACGCCGATACCTTTGTCGGAGGCAAGGCTTCAACCTTGCAGCGTCAGAACTTTACCCCTGACGCAGTGGCGCAAGATGCACTGCATCGCGCTCTCGCAGACGAGCCAGCCGGAGTCGTCGCCTACAAGCCCATTGGAGAGCTGTCGCACGACGATCAGGCAGTCTTGCGCAAGTATTTTTACGCCAATGTAGCTCACGAAAGCCCGGAAGCGGCCAACTTGCGCGAGCGTCTTGAGACCATTGGCGCGCACGAACCAGAAAAAGAGTCGGTCGATATGTTTGGCGACACGACGATCAATCAGGAATGGTACGACTGGAAAGCGCAACGCGATACGCTGGCCGAAGAGGTCAATAGCGCCTCGCTGAACTGGCAGAAGTACGCCAGCGCCATGAACGGGCATGAGAAGGCCTACGCGACCATGCAGGACATGATTCGCTCGAAGATCGGGCAGTCATTCCAGCAGCACTACAACACGCTGAATCCATCCGCGCCCATGAAGCTCGGCCGGCAGGTCATACGCAACAACCTGAATCACCTTGACGCGGTTGATCCGCAGGCGCGCGCTGCACGCGAAGAGCAAGAGCGGCAACTGATCGACCGCCTGCGTGAACGCAACCAGGGCAAGTACGCCAGCGGTAGCGTCTCTGACAAGCTAGATGCCGAACGCGAACAGAAAGAAGCCTTCGAGCAGTCGCAAATGGGCTTCTTCTCGGCTGAGGCGGAACCGGATATGTTTGGCGATGCGCCAAAGCCGGCAAAGCCGCTGGCGGTAGATGAGCGCCATACCCTCGGGCATGCCGCAGAACGCACGCTGGCCGGCATGATGGGGGTGGTCGGGAAGAACTTCAAACCCGGTCAGCCGGTGAAGATATTCAATCCCACCATGTCCGGGACGGATGGGGTGCTACGGCAGCGCGCCATCAAGTTCATCGAGGCGAACAAGCGCATGTCTCTCGCAGCCGGGACAGGCAGCGGAAAAACTTCCATGATTCTGGGGGCGTACTCTCACTTGCAGGCGCAAGGCAAGGCGAAGAAAGGCATCATCGTTTGCCCCAGCACCGTGATAGGCGGCGTGGGTGCCGATGCCTTGCGCTTCATGGAGCCTGGCAAATTCAAGTTTCACTGTGACCCCGGCGCATCTTTCGAGGAGCGGCTGGCCTCCTACAAAGACCCGGAAACGCATTTCTCGGTCGTTACGCATCAATCATTCCGCGATGACCTGCTGAAAATGGCTTCGATGAAGTCGGGTGAGGAATCGGGTGCGATTGCCGAAAAGATGAGCACCATGAGCCGCAAGGAGCGCGCTTCCTTCATCAAGGACGTGCTCGCGCACCACGGCGTGAATTTCGATTTCTCGGCCATTGATGAAGGGCATAACCTGCTTGATCGCGCCGGCAAAGATAATTCCATGATGTCGAACGTCATTGGTGGCGTCACGGATAATACGGAGTACATGATCAGTTCCACGGCTGACGTGGTAAAGAATGACCTCAGCGAACTGCACTCAGCATTGGAAAAGATTGACCCGGAACGCTACAAAGATCGCGATGCCTTTATGCGCCAGTACGGCGTCAATACCGAAGGGGCGAAAGAAGCCCTTAGGCGTGAAATGGTCAATCGCGTCCTGCCGTTCAAGATTGAGCCAAAGGTGCGCACCGACAAGAAAGAGATTGCAGTCACGCCATCGCCGGAACAGTCCGCGGCGCTGGCCGACCTGGACAAGAACATCGGCAAGGCGCGCATGGCGCGCATGGAAGGCAAGGTTGATGTAGCGGCCGTCAAGGCCATCTCGCCACGCCAGTTCAAAGACGCGCCGGTAGAACAGCACGAAGCCATCGCCAAAGAGCTATCGCAAAGCCTGGGCATCATCAAAGGCTCGGCGGTACGGGCGATTCTCGACGCTTACCCTAAATCATCCAAGATCGATGCGCTGGCGAAGATCGCCAACGAGCGCAAGGGCAAGCCCGGCGTGGTATTTGCGCATAGCCTGGAGGCCGTCGAGAACATCAAGAAGCGCCTTGAGGCGGATGGTCACCGCGTCGTCACGCTGACAGGCGGCGATTCATCGGCGGAGAAGGCGGCAAAGATTCGCGGTTTCAATCCAGACAAAGGAGACCGCACGCACGACATCATGGTGGCGTCGGACGCCGGCAGCACTGGGGCAAACCTGCAATCGGGACAATGGCTGACTCAGTTTGACTCACCCATGACGGCCATGGTGCATGCTCAGCGACAGGGCCGCATTAACCGCGTTGGGCAGCGCAATAATGTCGAGCTGATGGATTTGGTTTCCGATCACCCTTCGGAGCGAAAAGCCCGCGAACGCCTGAAAACCAAGTATGCGCTGCGCGACATGCTGACTTCGCCCATGGACAATCTGGACGATACCGGGCTTGCCGCCTTCCTGAATCAGCGCAAGGTGATACAGCAAAATGCCGAGCTGTTTTGACATCGTGACGGCACAATAGGCAAATGCCTACCTACACACATGACCGCATGCCGGCGCTGCTGGCCTACTACGGCGACAAGCTCAAGCCCAAGGACAAATCGCCGCTGACATTCATGAAAGCGCACTTTGGTATTGCGGATGATCCGCTGGTGAAGGCCGTCGACAAGAAAGACACGCATACCTTGTCGATGTTTGGCCCGAATGATTCTGTGCAATACCAGGTGCGCAGTGACGGGCGCGGGCAGCGCTATCACCATACGATCAAGCAAGAGGATGAGCAGTCCGGCGAGGATGTGGGCGACGGGGAATCGAGCAAGGATGGACGCATTACCGAAAAGACCGGATTGTTTGACGGAGAAACGATTACCGACGCAAAAGGCTTGCCATATCGAGTGCATTATCAGCGCAAAAGCCTGATTATTGCGCATCCGATTATCAACGGAAAGGCGCAAGTCAATAGAGATACCGCCATCCGATTCTGGGTTGACGCTGCGCGCATCCCGGCCGGAGAAAATGATAGGACTGATCCGGTCTATCGCGCCAATGAATTCATCAAATCACCGTCTGGCGCGGCGGGCTTTGTAGGCTCAACTCCTGATGCCGGTGAATTGGCCCCCATGGTTAGCCAACAGAGTGATTCAACTATAGCCCAGCCAGCACCCGAAGGTAATGTCGTCAAAAAGTTTGGGGCGCGCGAAGAAAGCGACCAAGACAGGTCGTGGCGCGAGTGGGAGGAAAACTACGCGAAAGTCAGCGGCGCAGCCGACCTAACTACGCTCGACACAAAATCAATCGAGCGCGCGCTTGGCTATGGCGAATCGTTTGTGCAGCGCGAAAAACGGAAGGGGTGGGATGGTGGTGCGGTAAATTTTGACCTGATACGATCTATCGAAGTTGATCTTTACGCATTCAAGAGCGAACTCAAGGCGCGCGGTCTATACAAATCCTTCCCCCTCATCCTCTTCACCAAAGGCGGCAAGCCCGGCGCTCCAGGCCTGTACGAACGCGCCATCACCGGCAAGGACGGCATCAAGCGCATCCATTGGATGAAGTTGCCGGGCGGCACAAAGACGGCGCATAATGACGCACAGGCTGAACTGTTCAATCCAGATGGAACACCGTACCAATCACTTGAGACTCGCCGAGGCACCACCGACAAGCAACGGCACGTCGGCATGGATGCCCTCGCGGCGCTTAAGCGACGGGTCAATCTTCTACGGGATAATCGAGGATCGGCCGCCACCCTACTTGGTGCTCGTCTCTACGCCGGATTCGTCGCGTCAGGCGGGAATCAACTCACCGGCCAGAAGATAACCTCTCCCGCCGATCTGGCCGCGCTGGCGCAGGTCTATCGTGATCCGCGCTTCGAGACATTCCGCTGCATCTACCTGAAGGACAACGAGGTCGTCGGCGAAACCGCTTATTCATCGCGCCTGCCGGGTGCGGTTCTCATGCCGGAAGATTACAAGCGGCTTATTAAAAACGACAAGCAGCGCTTTGGGGCTAATGGGTATTACATACTGCACAATCACCCGAGCGGGGAGTCGCGGCCATCGAAGGCCGATGAACAACTGACGGTCGACCTGAACGCGGCGGTATCGGGAATGCGGGCGCACGTCATCATTGACCACAACGAGTATTCCGTAATCGAGAAAGGCGGCGCGGTACGCACGCATCAAGCGCCCGAGCTATCCGGCACGGACTATCACGCCACGCCATCAATCGACCATCCACTGCTAGGCACAAAGCTCGGATCGCCAAAAGACGTTGCACTGGCCGCTAAGACGCTGCAACAGGAACTGAAGGCCGGCGCTCCGGTGCTGATCATGACCAAGGGCTACCATTCGGAAGTCGATTTGATCGCGTCTGCCCCGCTATCACTAATGATGCAGAAAACAAGTCGCGTCAAGGCGTGGCTACGCGGCACTGGCCGTGCAGCAGGAGCCAGTGCCTATGCCTTCCTGGTCGTATCAAATTCCGACTACCAATCTCATTATGCTGCCTTGTCCAGTCTCATTGAGGATGGGATTGTGACTGATGTTGTTTCGGAAAGCGGTATGTCCACTCGCGAGAAAAGGCCGCTAATGATCATCAATGACGATGTTTTCAGGCCGAGAAAGGCCGGCCGCAAGGTCGCCGAGCCGCAATGGCTTGAGGATGATCTGGTCGCGCAAGAACGCTACCTGACCGACGGCGCGAAGGCGCTGGGTTATGCCACGATAGACGATATGGCCGTTGCCGACTACTCGGCATTCGAGCGTTTGGCGATGGATTGGCGCGCTGAACATCAGATAGAGGATGCGCTATATCAGCCGGCATCTGGATACAATCAAGACGGGAAAAAGCCATGAGCCACGAACAGGCCACCGCCGAACTGCGCAAGCGCATTGGCCAAACAACCGCCCTCCTGCACCAATGCAAGGCGCAAGATTGGGCGATTACCGAAGGCGCTACCAACAGGGCAAGGCAAGTCGAATCCCGTCTCGCGGAACTGCGTAGGACGGCGATTACCGATCCTGCTGCCGCCAACGAGTATATGGAGCTGACAAAGGAGAAGGGCGCGCTGCTGCGCACACTGGCGAAGTCGTGACGCCATCCTGTTTCCAGTCAACTACTTCCCCCATTAAAGGATTCAATTATGACACTCTCCACTGATGCCGTAAAACGCCTGAAAACCGCCGTTACCTCCAATGCCGTTGGCGCAGAACTCGCTGCCGCCATCGATGCCTCCGGAAGCGGACCTGCCGCACTGGTCGCTGCATTGGCCGCATCAACCAATCTGCCGGCCGCCGCCTGTGCCGGCGCTGCAACCCCCTCGGCAACCAATGTCAATGCCGCCATAGACACCGTTTCCGCCGTTGCCGAAACGCGACTCGACAATCTGGAGATCAAGGTCAATGCGATTCTCGCAGCCCTCAAGGCGGCGAACCTAATGGCATCGTCCTGAACATTGATCACGCTCAGCAAACAGCCAGCTTCGGCTGGCTTTTGCTTTTAAGGAAGGTCGTGACGCCACACTCTCGGACATGATTACCGACGATCAACTACTGGCCACACTGCCCGATTTCGTGCGCTTTGACACGATGATGAAGGCCCGCCCTGCGACCGAGGGAGACGAGCGCCTTGTCTATGTCGAAGCCTCCACCGAGGCACGCGACCAAGAAGGCGAAGTCGTTCTGTCGAAAGCACTGAAGGATTCGCTCGACGTATTTATGAAGTTCGGCGTAGTCGACCTGGATCACAAGTCCATGCCGTCGGTCGCGCAGAAATATGGCATCCCGCAAGAGGATTGCCCGAAGTGGATCGTTGGTCAACCGGTGGCAGTGCGTTTTGACGGTGACAAGACACTGGTCAAGGCCAGGCTCCGGCAAGGCGATACCCCGCTGGCCGCGCAAGCCAATCAGATTTGGGATGGGCTCACCAAGCTCAATCCGCCAGATCGATACTACGCGTCGGTGGGTGGATCAGTCCTAGCGCGAGAGATTCGCATTGATCCAACGACAAAAGATCGCATCCCCGTCATCACCAAGACGCGATGGAACAATCTGGCCCTGAGCCTGCAGCCGGTTAATCAACACCTGGATGCCGCATCTACGGTGCCGATTGGCACCTTCGCCAAAGCCTTTGGTGGATTCGTGCTGAAGGCCCTTGAAGCCGGCTACGCTACGGACGCATCAGCCATGACTGGCGGGCAAGCGCTGTCCATGCAGTCGCTGGACCGCGGCATTGCCAGCTACTTTGATTTCCGCGAGCGCATCTCGGCGGATATTCGCGCCGGTAAAGTTGGTCGTGACGTTACAAAGTACGCCATGACTTCGTATGGCCTTTCTGCTGACAAAGCATCCACTTGGGCAGAGAAATTCCTGCAAGACATTACCCGTTCGTCGGCCAAAAACCGGCGTCTCACATAGGAGAAATACAATGTCGTATGAACTGCTGCTGAATGACCTAGAGGCGCTGCAAAAGAGCTACGCCGCCGATGAAGACGATAAGGCCATTCGGGCCGCCGCTGAAGGTAACGACGAGGAACTTGATGAAGATGGCAATCCCATCGCCAAGAAGCCTGCCGCCAAACCCGATGGCGACGAAGGCAAGCCGTTTGGTAAATCATTCACGTTGATTGCTGAGGATGGCACAGAAGCCGAAGCGATTGATGGCACTGATCTGATCAAGTCGCTGCAAGATGAGGTGGTCGCACTGGGCCAATCCGCCAAGGATGAAAAAGAAGACCTCACCAAGTCAATCACCATTCTGTCTAATGTCATCAAGAGCCAGGGGTCATTGATCAAGTCGCTGCAAGAGGATGTCGCCAAGCTGTCGAATCAAGGTGCCGGCCGCAAGTCGATCATGGCCCCTACGCAAGACATGGCGAAGAGCATGCAGCCCATCAGTACCGAAACCTTCATGATGAAAGCCAATGCCGCCTTCAATGCCGGGCGGATCAGTGGCAAGGAATTGACCGTGTGCGATGTATCCATGCGCCACAACGAATCCATTGAACCGGCGCTAATCAGCAAGATTTTTGCCGAATAAACGATTTACAACCTTCAGGACAATCAAAATGAACCCGCAAGAACTCATGCAACAATTTGCCAGCATGCAAGCTGGTGGTGCCCCGGTACTCGGCGGCTCGGTCGGCGGCGCATTGGGCGATGCCCAAGAGCTGCAAAAAGCCTTGACTGCCAGCAATTACCAAACCGACGTAGCCAGCCTTACAGGCGGCGGCGCAATGGGCGTGCAATCGCTCGATACTGCCATGAAGACCGTCGTGCAGGAAGAAGAGCACTTCGTCCTGTTCAAGAAGCTCCAGCAGTCTAACGCCACCAACATCGTTGATGAATACACCCGCCAGAACAGCATCGGCGGCGTATTGGGCGGCTCCACCAATAGCCAGATGGGCGTTGTGCGTTCGGCGCAAGGCGAGTACAGCCGCGAAGTGGGCATGGTGAAGTTCCTCATGACGCTGCGTCAAGTCGGCTACGTGCTGAACATCGGCAAAAACATGGTCGAGCCGATGGCTGTTGAAGAGCGCAACGGCGCACTGCAACTGCTGACCGATGCCGAGTACCTGCTATTCCATGGCAATGCCGCTGCTTCGCCGACGCAATACGATGGCATCTTCACCCAGATCGAAGCCGCCATCGCCGCTGGCAAGGTCAGTTCCGATCATGTGGTCGATATGCAAGGCGTCAAGCTCAATACCATCGAGCCATTCACCAAGCTGCAGGCTGCCATTCAAGACTACGGCAACTGGGGTCGCATCACCGAGACCTTCCTGCCTACGGCAGTGCAAACCGACCTGAACATGGGCCTTGATCCCGCCTTCCGCTGGAATGCACAGCCGAATGCCGTCTCCACCATCGGCGCACACGTCGAAGGTATCCGCCTGACCGAAGGCGTGTTAAAGACCAATATCGACACCTTCCTGCATCACGGCGAATTCCCGATGGCCAAGCCGATTGAGCTGACCTGGCCGGCAACCGCTACCGCCAACGTCGCCTTCAAGCCGGCGTCCGTTACGGTCGATGCCACCACCAGCGACGCCTCCAGCTCGTTCAATACAGCCCGCGCCGGCAACTACTACTACGCGGTCGCTGGTGTTGGCGCGAATGGCGAAGGCTTGACGGCAGTTACGTTATCAGGTCAAACATCCATCGCTTCTGGCAAGAAAGCCGTGCTGACCATCACCGCATCGGGCGCAGCCAGCGAAAGTGGCTACGCGATTTACCGTTCGCGCCAGGATGGCACCAACGCCGTGTCCGACTTCCGCCTGGTCAAGATCATCCCGAAGGCGGGCGCAACGACCACCTTCACCGATCTGAACAAGGACATTCCAGGTACGGTATCTGTGCCCTGCTTGAACATGAACCCGTCGTCCGATGCCATCGGCTGGCGTCAGTTCCAGCCGATGACCAAGATTCCCCTGCCGTTCGGTGTTGGCGGCGTCCCTGTGAATTCATGGTTCCAGTTCCTGTTCGGCTACCTCCGTGTGACCAAACCCAAGCATCACGGGTTCATAAAGAACATTCTACCCAGCTCGGCGACGTGGTTGCCGCACACCACGGTTTAATCGCCGACGAAACCAGCAGGGGCTTAGGCCCCTGTTTTTTCTCGTTTTAAGGAGAACTAAATTGGCAAAAGTAATCTGCGCTCGCCCTAATGCCAGCAACTTGATCAACGGCGTGCCGTTTGAGGCTGAAGATGGGTTCATGGTCGCATACAACGTCAGCGATGAAGTGGCTGCGGTATTTGCTGAATGCGATGGATACCTCATCGAAAGCGATGGCAAAACTACTGCCGATGCGGATCAAACGGAAGGCGAAGACCAATCGTCAAATGGTGGTGCTGCCCGTCGCGGCCGCAATCCCAAAGAAGTACCTGCCGCCTGAAGCCGGCCAGCGTGCCGATCTCACACGAAACCCGCTCACGAGGCGGGTTTTTTTGTTGCCGTCGTGACGCCATAATCAAGCCATGAAGCCAATCATCCTACTCATCAAGGCCATCGATAAACGCGATACGCACACGGGCAGCCTGTTTGACGAGCGCGTTGAAACGCATACGCGCAAGGATGGCGTGGTGCAGCGGTACCACGTCAGCGCCGTCCCGCAGATCGTCACTGTGGCGCGAATTAACACCATTCACGACAAGCGGCAGCTGGTAGACAAGCGCGACATGCTGCGTGACTTTTTGAGCACCAAGCCGGAGTCGCCGAACGCCGATAGTTGGCGCAAGCAGATTGCAGAAATTGACGCGCAGATTAGCCCGCACGCTGACCCGAAGAAAGAGTCTGCCAAGAAGCAAACCCCGGATATGTCCGGCTGGAGCGAACACCAGCAGGCCGCCTACGGTCTGCGCAAGGAGTACGAAGACACATTCATGTACGCGAGCCCGAAGGAGCTGGGTGAGTTCAAGCGGAAAATCCGGCGCGTAGCGAAGACCATCCCAGAGAGCGATGAGAGGGCCGTTACGCAGGTCGACCTACTGGTCACGCGCGTATGGGGTGCCGACTTCGATCCAAGGCGGGCCGACGTTGAATTCGCCAAACCAGCCAATCAATCGCTTCCAGCACCAGAAGGAAGTCACTCTGCCGCCGTCCCGCCAGCGCCGACTTATGACGCTGCGACAATGGAAAGCATGATCGCCGTAGCCGCTGACTCATTGGCGAAGCTACGCAAGGTCGATGTATTTCGGGTGCTCGAAAGCAACAGCCGCAACACGCAACTCGCAAGGTACATCGCCGCAAACCGTCAAGACTTGGCTATTGAGGTCAGAGAAGTCATGGAAGACGAATTTGGCATCAAGGACTGGATGACCAAATCCATGCGATTCCGAATCATCCAGAGGAACCCATGAGCCTATTCCCCACCAAATCCACCATCGTGTCTGAATTGCGCGCAGACCGCCTTGTTTTGGCTAGCAAGTATTTCAAGGCATCCGCACTGTCAGACGACTACCTCTACAGCAAAGTGCTCACGGCGGAAGCGCAGGCAGCGCGTAGCTTGCGTGTGCCACTGGAGCCCACCACGTTCTTTGCTGGCGAACCCACTGCCGAAGAAATCACGGCGGCCGGCACCAATCCATGGCAGGAAGAATCGGCTTATGACTACGAGCCCGGTTTATGGAACCCAGATGACTGGGGCTACCTGGTGCTGCGACAAAAACCCGTCATCAGCGTATCGTTGATCGAATTCGTCTATCCGTCGCCCGTCGCAGGAACTTTTGCCATTCCCGCCAACTGGATTCGCCTCGACAAAAAGGCTGGGCATATCCGCTTTGTGCCGGCCGGGGCATCGGTCATGTCGGGCGCATTCGGGTCAATGATCCTCTCCTTGGTGGCTGGCGGGCGAAATGTGCCGCAGATGATTCGTGTGCGCTACGTCGCCGGCCTGAGCAATGCGGCAACCGCGTACCCTGACTTGATCAACCTAATCAAGAAAATGACCGTCCTGAGCATCATGAGCGATGCCTTTACGGAGCAGTCTGGATCAATCTCTGCCGACGGACTCAGCCAGTCGTTTTCGGCCGATCTGGATAAATTCAAGGGTAGCATTGATGGCGAGCTGGATACGCTGCGGCAGTCGATTCACGGCATCCGAATGGCGGTGCTGTGATGCAGCTTGACCCCGGCGCTTTCAATGACTTCCTGAATTGCATTGGCCAGAACATGTCATGGCGACGGGCATTTGCTTGCCCCTGCCTGAATCCGAACTCGGGATCGCCTAACCCTGTCTGCCCATCCTGCAATGGCAAGGGGCGCACCTGGGCCGTGGCGGTTACTGGTATGTCCGGCATTGCCGGCATGAAGGTACAGCGCGAGTGGGCGCAGTATGGCCTATGGGAATCCGGCGATGTGGTGCTAACCATTCCGTCGGATTCTCCTTTGTACGCGATGGGCCCATTTGACCGGGTGGTTTTTACCGATGCCAGCGAACCGTTTTCCATCAGCATGACGCGCGGCGACAATGACGTTCTGCGCTTTCCGGTTGTCGCGATTGACCGGGTTTTCTGGCTCAATGGATCGAGCGCTATCGTTGAAGGCGGCATTCCAACGGTGAGCACTGCCGGTGTTCTGACATGGGCCACTGGCGAGCCAGCAGCAGGAACGCAATACAGCATCACTGGTCGCCAGCGGCCGGAATACTTCATGTTTCAGGAAATGCCGTCTGACCGGGCGTTTCACTCCGGGGCCGCGCTGCCTCGTCGCGTAACCTTGCGTAAATATGACCTCTATGGCAGGTAACGATATTCAGCTGGAGCTTTCCAGCCTTAAAGATTTTCCTGCGGCCATGAAGGGAGTGCTGGATGTGGCCATTGCCGGCGCGATGGTTAATATCGCTACGCAGATCAAGGCGGATTGGCAGGAGACTATTCAGCGATCTGGAGGCAAAGGCGGCCTTAATGCATGGGAGCGCGACACCTACGCCAATAGCCTGAAATGGGAGGCATCCGCCTACTCCGCCCGGATATGGTCTGACTGGAAGCTTTCTGACGAGGTGGAGGCCGGACGCCCGGAGCGCGACATGAAGATGATGTTGCGCACTAGCACCAAGGTTCGACAAACCAAGGCCGGCAAGCGCTATCTCATCATCCCATTCCGGCATAACGTACCTGGCAGCAACGCCCATGCACAGTCAATGCCAAAAGAGGTGTATGCCGCGGCAAAGGAACTCACCAAGTCGCACGTTACCGGCATGGGGCTGCGCCGCTCGGCATCCGGTCATCTCGTTGCCCAGCGCACCTACCTGTGGGGCGGTAAGTTGCCGGAAGGTCTTGCGCCAAAACTGCAATCCAAGTCGGACCATTACGCCGGCATGGTGCGCATGGATACCTCATCAGGTAAGCAGAAATCCTCAGCCTACCTCACCTTCCGCGTCATGTCGGAATATTCATCTGGCTGGATCATGCCGGCGAAGCCTGGGTTATTCATCGTGCAAGGCGTTGTTGACCGCATGCGCGGTGCAGCCAGCCAATCACTGAATGATGCAATTCTGAATATCGCGCATAGCGCCTGAAAGTCGCGAATTCAGGTCGTGACTTCAGAATACAGTCAAACCACAAATCATGCGAGGCACCGTGAAAATCGTTTTCATCTATGGCAATCAGCTGCCCTCTGTGCTGAGCAAGGCCTTCACCGGCTCGACCTGTTATCACGTCGGCTTCACCGATGGCGCGCGCTTCTGGGACATGAACCTGCTGCGCCGTCGCCGGCTGTGGCCGTGCTATCCGGCAGAGCGCGTGATTCTTGCCGAGTGCCCCGTCGATGTTCCTGCGGACTACCTAGAGCACATGCTCGACATCGATGATGCCACGTATGGATGGCGCGATTATTTGCTGTTCGTGCTGCGCCCGCTGTATCACCTATTCGGCAAAAGCACGCGTAATGCCGGAGGCGTGATCTGCTCTGAAATGGTTGCCAATGACCTGATCGCAATGGGATGGCCAGTTCGATTTTCCGAAGTTCCAAGCCCCGCAGACCTTGAACTCTCAATCCTCGGAAAAAAGGACGCCATTCATGGTTGAAAAATGTAACGCACAACAAGGCGATTGCCCGCAGGCATCGCAGCAGGCATCGCAGCAGGCATCTCAGGCGGCAGATGCCGCCGTTAAAAGGGTGTTTGCCATTTTGGGCGTCGATATTGACAAACCAGAGTCGGTCGAGGAATTCCGCGAAGACCTGCGATTCGGCAAGAAGCTGCGGCGAGTGGCCGACCAGAGCTTGCTGGCGCTGTTCGGCGTCGTCATGGCTGGCCTGGCTGCCGCTGTCTGGGCTGGAATTGTCTCCAGTATTCCGAGGGGGCACTAATGACTTTTCCTCAGCGCCACAATCAGCGCGTATGCGCGAGTCATCAATTGCCGTTCCGTGCCGAGTGAGAGGTTATCTTATGATGATCCCGAATTGGAAGCGCGTCTTGCGCAAGGCATGGAGCATCCGGCTGATGGTGCTCGCCGGGTTCCTGTCTGGCTGCGAGGTCATCCTGCCGATGTACCAGGAATCTATCCCGCGTGGCACCTTCGCCATGCTGTCGATGCTGGCCATTGGCGGCGGATTTATTGCGCGGATCGTCTCACAGAAAGGCATGAGAGATGAATAAGTATGGCTCCCGCAAGTTCATCATTGCCGTGCTGGTGCTGGTTACCGCGACATGGTTACGGATCGAGGCACTGATCGAGTCCACCGACTTCGTGAGGCTTGCCATTGCTGTCCTGGGTCTGTATGGTCTGTCGAATGTCGGGCAGAAAGTGTGGGGCAAAGATGCAGCTGCGCAATAAGAGGCTTACCGCTGCTGCCGCTATTGCCGCGGCTGCCGCCATTCAGGCTGAGGGATTGCGTCAGGTGGCTTACTACGATCCCCCCGGAATCCTGACCGTTTGCTATGGCTCAACCACAGACGTGCAGCCCGGCAAGGTGTACTCGCTAACCGAATGCCGCGCCAGGCTCGATCATGACATGCAGGCCGCCGTCGAGATGGTGGAGCGCTGTGCGCCAGGCCTTGGCGAAAACCAACTCGCCGCCTTTGCTGATGCGGCTTACAATATTGGGCCGAAAGTCGCTTGCGACACCAAAAACTCTACAGCGGCACGCCTTCTCAGGTCAGGCCAGATCGGCGCGGCCTGCGCGCAACTACCGCGCTGGAATAAAGCGCGCGTGGCTGGGGTGACGGTCGAACTTCCGGGGCTGACGAAGCGCCGGCAGGTGGAATACGCTTTGTGCATGCGTGGGCTGACGTGACCAGCGCCCTAATAAAGCACTGCACCGTGGCGCACTGCGCTTGGCGTGATCGCTGCGCGAACCATGCACCGCAGACGACGAGAACGACGGGGATGATCTGGCTAATAAAGGCGGAGGATGCCTGCGACTGGTATGAACAAAAGCCGCCAAAGGCGTGGGGCCACGGCCGCGATAACGAGGAGAACGACTGATGCCGGATATCCGAATCATGCTGATGATTGCAGCTGTGGCGCTTTCAGCGCTGGCCGGCTGGGCAACGCGCGGCTGGAAGGAAGATGCCGCTCGGCTGGCGGCAGAGCGTGCGGCAGTGAAACAGTTGCAGGAAGTGTCCGGCCGGTATGGCCAGGCGCTCAACAATGCAAACGACGCGCTGGCGAAGGACCACCTGCAGTCCAGCGCAGAACGGCATGATTTCAACAGGAGATTGCGCGATGCGAGAAAAAATGGAACGAAACTCGTTGGGTTTGACGCCAGGCTTGACGCTGGCGGACCGACTGATTTTGGCGGCCGGGTGCATTTTGACCCTGTTTTTGTCCAGCTGTGGGACGACGGCCTTGCCGTTGGCCTGCCCTCCGCCTACCGCACCGCCAGCCCTGACCGATCCGGTACCGGGTCCGATCTACTTGACCCCGAAGACCTCCTCGATAACGTCGCTGAAAACGGAGAGCAGTGTAACGAAATTAGGAACAGGCTTTTGGTCGCAAAGCAATGGGCTGTCGAAATAGGGGCGGCGAAGCAAGGTAAATCCCAATGATCACTTTCGCCATCCCGCTTCCTGTAGGCAATGCCAACAAGATCATTCTTGCGCCGATTGCCGGGGCGACGAAATGGAAACTGCTACGCAAAAGCGAGGACACCTTTACCGGCCACGACGATTCGGGCGCGCTGCTGGTGCATGAAGGCACAGAAATCTATTTTCTCGATACTGCCTCAATTGCCAATGGTCAGGCGTACTACTACCGCGCTTATTACCTGATAGGGGCAACATGGATCGCCTCTGCGACAGTCAGCGTTACGCCGGCCTGCACCTTTGTTGGCGCGATGGATGTGATGAACACCTTGCGCGACCGATTGGATTCCGGATTGCGGTCGCTGCTCGCCAGAAACATCGTCGCGCATCCAAAGGGACATATCCCTGTCCTGCTTGCGCCGCCCGCGCTGGAAGATTCGACCTTCCCAGTCGTGACGCTACATTTGACTTCGGAAACATCGTCCGATCACTTCATTGGCGACTTGCTGGGTCGGGATGTCAGGCTGGATAACGGCGATTGGCAAGAAGGAAGCGGATGGTGGCAGCGCGTGCAGGTATCCATTGTCGGCTGGAGTCAAAACCCCGACGAACGCGCCATGTTGCGGATTGCCGTCCGCGATGTGGTGCTGGCCAACCTGGAAGTGTTTGCCGCCGTAGGGATGATGCAGATCGAGTTTAGCCAGCAGCAGATTGAGGATTTCGCGAGTTACGGTGCCCCGATGTACGAAGCCATGGGAAACCTGACCTGCACCACACCAGTAATGGTGACATCGACGGTCAATCCGATTGGCGATGTGACCATAACGCAAGGCGTTACGAACTAAGGAGATGGAAATGGAAAATACACCCACGGAATATGGCGAAGATGTTGCGGAGTCGGTCACGACGCCACAGAGCGAAGTTGCCGAATTTGACCTTACGCTGCAAGAGTTCTGCATGCGACTGTCGAACATTGACAAGCGTGTTGAGCTGATAGGCGGCTTTGAGCACTCGGAGCGTGTTGCCGGCCGGGCGAAGGATACCGAATCCGCCTATCGCCAGCGCTACACCGCCTTCATCAATCGCCCTGCTTAATCTAGGAGACTATCATGGGTGTTTTCTTCAATGGCCGGCTGTGGATCAGCCCGGCAACAATGAGCGTAGTCGATGACTCCGCGATGTACAACAAAAACCTGTCGGTCGGCAATGTGCTGGCTTTGGTGGGTCGATCCGAGGGCGGGAAGCCTGCTACCGCATTGCGATTCGGTTCCGCCGAAGAGGCGCGCGCCGTCCTGCGGTCTGGAGATCTACTGAAGGCGGTTGAAAAGGCATTCGACCCGTCAAGCCAGACCTATGGACCCTCGACCGTGATTGCGTTGCGCGTGAATCCTGCCACTCAAGCTGCGCTGACTCTGAAAGATGGCACTGCGGCCGATGTCATTGATCTGCTCTCGACCGACTACGGCCTCTACACCAACCAGATCAAGGTCAAGGTTGAAACTGCGTCGACCAAGGGCAAGAAACTGACAACGCAGTTTGGAGACAGTTATTTCTCGGCCGATAACGTCTACCGTGATGCCTTCTCGGTGGTTTATACCGGGGCACAAGTCACCGCGACGATCAGTATCACTGACTCGACCGTCACGCTCTACGCGCCGGCTGCCACATCCGTGGCCACCATTGACCTCAACAGCTACAACACGATTGTCGAAGTCGTGGATCGCATCAATGCCGTTTCCGGCTTCGCGGCGACCGTGCTCGATGGCAATGCTGAAAAAGCATCGCTCAGTGCACTGGACGCCATCACTGCGCAAAGCGTTAAGACTACGGACTATACCGTGACAGCCAACCTGCAGGCGATTGTCGACTGGCTCAACGGCACGGGCGAGGGGTATGTCACCGCGACGCGTAAGGCCAATGCCGGGACAGTTCCGGCCAATATCGCCTTCACCTATCTGGCAGGCGCAACCGATGGCTCGGTAACCAACACCGAGTGGGGCAACTGCTTCACCGCGCTTCAGTCCGAGGACGTTCAGTGGGTGGTTCCGGTTTCATCCGATCCGTCGATTCACGCCATGACGGACACGCACTGCTCGTACATGAGCAACATTGCCCGCATGGAGCGCCGCTGCATCGTGGGGGGCGATACCGGAGCAACGGATGATGCCGCGATTGCCGCTGCCAAGGCGCTGAACGACGACCGCACATCGTATGTGCATCTCGGCTTCTACGACTACAACGATGCCGGGAAGCTGACCCTTTACCCGCCCTACATCCTTGCCGCGCAATTGGCGGGAATGTTCTCTGGCGTCAACCCAGGAACCGCCCTGACCAACAAGTCGATCAAGGTTCGTGGCCTGGAGCGCAAGCTGCGCAACCCGACCGATACCGACAATTTGATTGAGGGTGGCGTGCTGTGCGTGGAAGACACCCCGAAGGGCTACAAGGTGGTGAAATCCATCTCTACGTGGCTCATCAACGACAACTACAACCGCGTGGAAGTCTCTACGGGCGTAGCGTGCGACTTCATCTCCCGTAACGTTCGCAATATTCTGGATGATCTGCGCGGGATGAAGGGCACGCCGGTACTGTTGGCAAGCGCGGTCTCTCGCGTCAAGTCGACGCTGGACAAGCTGGCAGAACCGGAACCGATGGGCCCGGCTGTTATTGTGGGCGACAAGGAAAATCCAGCCTACAAAAACGTGACGGCCAGTCTTGAGGGCGACGTGATGAAGGTTTCCTTTGAGTGCCATCCGGTGATCAGCGTGAACTACATTCCCGTGGTGATCTACGCCGTGCCGTACAGCGGAAGCGCATCGGCCTAATCGCAGCGCGCAGTACCCCAGGCGTTCAGCCGAAACAAACTCCCCGGTGGGCAATTTGCTCCCCGGGGAGTTGCATTTTGGGCGGTCGCTTTGTCGATGCAGGCCATGCCACCGAAATTGTCATCGTAACCGTCCACCAGTCGTGACGCCATGATAGCCCAATCTACCCCACGGAGGCTCCATCATGGCAACTACGAACGTCCAAGCAAAATCTGCCAACCGAATCGCCATTCTCTACGACGGCAAGCAAGTTGGCGCGTGCAAAAGCGTTTCCTTGCACGAGAGCTACAACCACGAAACCGTGACCGGAATTGGCGACATCCACGTCATCGAGCATGTGCCGACACTGGCTGCCTATTCGGTGCAGATCGAGGCGATGGTGCTGGAAAAAGAAGCCTTGCGCTCGGCGCAAATTCTCACTGAAGACGGCGATGATACCCTTGTCGGCCGCGTCTTCGACATCTCCGTGATTCACCGTGATACTGGCGAGGAGTTGCGCAAGTTCTCCGGCTGCACCTACGATTCCGGCGACATTCGCATCACTGCCAATCAGGTCATCAGCACCAGCGCCCAATTCAAAGCGCTGCGCGTTTCTGGCATGGGAGCGTAATTCGTGCGACCAGCCAAAGATACCGACTTTCTGGTTGATCTTGAAGGCGTTGGCAAGTTCCGCTTTGCGCGCCGCACCTTTGGTGACCGCATCAAGATTCGTGGCGAAATTGCTCGCATGTCGCGTGACTTTGGCGACGATCTTGATTCGGTTGCCGAGGTCTCGGTAGTCGCCATCTATAAAACGCTGATCGTCTCATGCCCGAAAGGCTGGGAGGATATTGAGGCGATTGATCTGGTTGAGCATCCAGAAGCGGAGGAGCAGGCATGGCAGCTTTTCATCAAGCTGAACGACGCCGAAGACCGATTTCGCGAAGAGCGAAACAAGTCGCACAAAAAAGATGGGCAAAAAAATAGCGCACTCGATTCCGTTCTGGTTTCGACAGCGGTATCACCTGCCGCCAAATGATCCTCGCTTCCTCGCTTTAACCCCGGAGGAGGTCGAGACTGAATTCTGGGCTTGCCAGTACGCCGAAAAGCCAGCCACGGAAGATTACGAAGACGACTCGATTGATATTGAGGAAATACTTGCTCAGGCTGATCGGGAAGAGGCGGCGCTGCGCGCGGCGAAGTCTGACGAATGGGAAGAGGTAATCAACGATGGCTGAAATCAATGTCAAGGTGGCGATGGAGGGTGGGCTGAATGCGCCCGGCCAGACTCCGCAGCAACCGGCTGGTACAGGTCGGCCTGAACCAGGCAAACCAAATAAAGAAAGTCCAGCCGATGCCGCGCTTGAACGAGAGAAGCGCCTTGAAGCGGCCGCTCGGCGTGAAATCATCAAGCGCATGGGCAAGGCGACGGACGAGCAAGTCCGCTCCGTGCGGGCAGGCGTTGCCGAGTTGGCGCAGTTTGATCGACGCATACGCAAGTTTGGCGGCGATCTGGAAAAGCTGGTCCAAGGCTACAGCAAGACATTCGTCAGCCCGTCATTAGGGGCGCAGCATCACCGCGACCTGATGAGGCGCTTGGGCCTGCCAGAGCAAGGCATGCAACAGGCGGGCGGCATCATGGGTATGCTGGGAACGGCTGCTCGCGGCATGATTAGGGCTACCGGCATTGGCGGGGGCGTTGCTGGCGGCATCATGAATAGTTCCATTCAGCAGGCGCAAGACATGGATGGTGGGGCGGCGTCGGCTGGCGGGATAAGCATGCTCGCAAAGGGGGCCGGTGTTGCGGCGCTGGCCTATGCCGGAATCAAGGTCATCCAGAAAGTTGGCGAGAAAGTTGGCCAGGCGCAAGACGAGGCGATTGGCTACAGTGATCTGCGGCGCGCACTCGGCGGCAATGTCGAGGCCATGGAGACACTGCAAGGCTCGGTCAATAAGTCCGTCCTGAATCTTGGGGTGCTGACCAGTGATGCGCTGGCGCTGGCAAAGAACTACTCAACGTCGTCTCAGGTCTACGGCAAGGCATCCGGTGAAGTCGGGCAAGCCGTCGGCATCGGGGTGGGGCTATCGCGCGGCATGGGGATCGACCCGGCATCAGGCGTTTCATTCCTGGGCGGCATGCGCCACTTTGGCGCATCGGATGGTACCGACAAAGACAATCGCCGACTGGCGCTTCTGATTGGCGATGCGGTAGGGAAAACGCGCGCCTTCAGCAAAGCCGACGACGTATTGCAGGCCATCTCGTATTATGTCGAGACATCAACTCGGCAAACCTTTAACAGAGCCAACACCGAAGGCTATGCAGGGTTCCTTGGGGCGCTTGGGTCGCTGAAACTCCCCGGACTGGATGCAGCCGGGTCGGCAAACATCATGGGCAAGGTGGCTGCCGGCTGGAATGGAGGTGGTGAAGCCGGGCAAAACTTGCGCCTTGGGTGGCTACAAAAGCATGGCGTAACTGCGCTCGAAATGGGGGCGATTGATGATGCCGGGCCGTGGGCGCTACCCAGCAAGGCATTTGATGAAAATTCGTCGTATTACAAGGCGGCGGAAGCCGGGTTAAAGGGTGCAAAAACCAATGAAGACAAGGCAAAGTATCGCGCCGAAATGGAGCGCGCAAAGCAGATATCTGCCAGCATGTCCGCTGGCGGGCAGGAAAAAACGGCGCTAGTTCAGGAGCTTGAATACATCAAGCAGCAGCAGCCGAACATGCTGCGCCAGAGCATCATGGGAAAGCTCAACCTGAGCTGGTCAGAGGCTGGCGTAATCAAGTCTGCACTGGATAGCGGAGACCTTGGGTCACTGGATAAGAAGGTTGAAGCAGCTCTAGGCAAAAACAGAAATGGGTTCGTTGGGGCTGGCAAGTCGATGTCCGAAATCGATCCCAACAAATTCAGCGAACTGGCAATGATCCAGTTCGGCGATGAAAAGTCACTCAAAGCCATGCGCGACAAGGACCTGAACAGGGGCGATGCCACCGCCACCGAGAAGTCTGCGCTGGTGGGCGCGAAAGATACCGATGCCCTACGTGAAGTTTTGACGCAATTCGAGGCATTCCGCGACACCAGCGACAAAGGCGAAGAGGCGCGCAAGGCCGCTGTCAATCTCGACAATCAATTCAAAGCCTACGCTGCATCAATCATCCCACTGACCAATGCTATTCAGCAGGGGGTATTTGCGCTATTGCCATCTTGGGTAAAGACGAACGAGCTCAAGCAGATTGAGGCAGATGTGGGCTTCCAGCGCAAGATTGATGCGGCGGCTGGTGATCAAGGCAAGATCAAGGCTATCACAGATGAAGCCGTGGCCATAGCCAGAAAGGGGCAGATGTCGAGCGAGGAGGAGCAAGATAGGCGACACGCAGTAACCCATCTTTTTGGAAGCGCGGCGGAGAGAGGCGAAAAAATTAAGGCGATTACAGAGGAGCGCGACCGGAGAAACGCGATAATCCCATCCCAAATCCAGTCGCTTGTAAGCCGAATTGACGAAAACGCTGCGACCATGGCGTCATCACATGGCGTAGCACCCAATCAGCGCGATATAAAAGCACGCAAAGGCATGCAGCTCACCGCCGAGGAGCTGGCCTACCTGGCAGAAACGGACAAGTTGCTTGGCGCAAAACCGGGAACGTCTGCCGCGCAAATACAGGTGGAAAGCGGCAATAACCCAGATGCTATTTCAAAAACCGGGGCATGGGGTTTGGGTCAGATCATGCCAAGAGAGCGCGCCATCATGGAGCAGCGCATGGGGCGGAAGATTAAGACGCGCAAGGATCAGCTTGAGGCGCACCGCTTGATGATGCTCGAAAACAAAAAGAAATACAAAACCGTTGAAGACTCTTTAAGGGCGTACAACGGCGGGTGGTCGCCGGATACGTGGTGGAATAGAGAAACGTCAGAATACGTTGGTAAAGTCGCCGCAGCGCGTGGCGACACGGATGCCCAAGTCCCAGCAGCCGCCAGGCCGGCTAATGCCGCTATTGTAGCCTCCGGCAGCGTCGATATGTCGCTGACACTCAATGGGCCAAGCATCACCCCTACGGAAGTTCAAAAGAGAATCCCGCTTGGGTTCAAGGGCTCGCTTGCAGGGTTGCCGGCATGAAAGTTCACAAGCCGCTTATCAAGGTCACACTGATCAAGACGCGGGCGCGCAATTTTGTCACGGGGCTGCTACCCGCCTCCGGTGCCAGATACAAAACGCCGCGTATTCTTGATCTGACACCCTACTTATCTGATGGCGGCGTGGTCACGCACAAAAATGTTCGTGAGCCTGCTGGGTCATTCACCGTCAGCCTGCTGCCGCGACCATACTCGCACAATGGCGTGCCATTGCTTGAGTCGCTGGACATGCTGATCGAGCCAATGGATATTGTAGAAATCCGCATGGCGCACAATCCTCCAGATCAAAGCCTGCCGCAAGAAGAGCGCTTGAAATGGCCGCCCATCATCATGCGCGGCTTTGTCTCTCGGGTGGCAAAATCAGAATCAATCAGCAATGGCACTCCAGCGCGCTCAATCATGATCAGCGGGCAGGATTTCGGAAAGATTTTGCAGATCATCCAGATTTACTACCTCAACAACTCGGTAGTCGGCGATAACCTGGTATCGGCGCTCAAGTTCTTCCAGAAGTACGCGCCAAGTGGTGATGTGAAGAACGAAAAAGCCAGCGATTTTGTTTTGAAGCTGCTGAAAGAGGTTATCAATCCGTATTTGTCTGTAATATCAGCGCTGACCGAGAAAAGCGGCGGCGTGCCATCGGAAATGAAGCCAGATATAAGCGCGGAAGGCGTGGTTTCCCCGTTTGGCGTGGGCGGCGCGCAAGACATGACGATGCACCAGTTGCTGACCAAGTTCCTTGATGTTGGCGCATACAACGAGCTGTACATCGAAGATCGCGGGCCGGACGTGTATCTCGTATTGCGGCCAATGCCATGCTGGGGCGGCGACGGACTTCCTTATAAGCCAGAAGACGCCATCCCATCAATTGCCAAGATTGGTTTGGGGGATGTGGTTAGCACACAGTTGATGCGGAGCGATGAGGGCCTATACAACATCTTTGAGGTCACGTCGTCTCGGGTGTCCGTGGTGGATAACGGCATTTACCGTCTTATCGCCATGAGCTCGGAAGCAGGCAATCCGTTGCGGCTTCAGGTGCAAAACCACGAGGCCGCATTTTTTGGCATTCGTCGCGTCGCCGTTGATGTCATGCTGAACAACCCGGCACTGGTGACAACTGACGCAGACAAAAAAGAAGCTAGCGGGACAAGCCTGAAGAATGCCGAGCAATGGATTCAAGATCGGCGTGAACGACTATTTCTGCTGAACAAGGACGCCTCGGTATTCGAGACCGGATCGCTGCGACTCAAAGGCAACGAAAACCTGCGTGCCGGCATGCGGCTGGAAGTCGCACATTCCGGCGGCATGATCGTCAGCTACTACGTACCAGCCATTACCCATGAATTTATTCCAGGCCAAGGGTTTTTCACCACGGCTCAGGTAGAGCGCGGCAATAGTTTCATTCTGTCAGCCGGAATCAACCAAGCGCCCGATCTTCGGCGGCGCGACCTGGGGGGCGTTAGATGATCGATGAACTGGGCAAGGTGGTTGCCATCCACCCTGAATCGAACTGCGTGGACGTGGTTCTCTACCGGACGGGACTACGCTTGCCAGCGGTTCGCGTGTTAGGCGACATGGCGACCGGTCAGACTGGGGTTGCCAATCTTCATGTACCTGACTGCAAGGATGGCTTTGATTCAGCCAACACCGGCAAGCGGGACATTGTGGCTGCGATTGCCTACTACAAAGAATTTCCGATGGTTGTTGGCTTCATGTTCCCTGAAGTGGCGGAATGCCTGTTTGCGCGCAATGATTTCAAGGTCGACCGCCATGCATCGGACGTGTACTCAACCATTGACGCCGATGGCAACATGGAGACCTATCACCCATCTGGAACCTACCTGCGCATCGGCACGTCTCCCGCTCACGAGGATTTGACCGGAAAGGATTACGACGCCATCTGGAAAATCGAACGCAATACGCAAAAGGCCGTGCATGTGCATCTCGTGGTCGCCAATGCTGGCGCGGTAAAGGCGACGATTGATATTGACCAAAATGGAAATATCACAATCTCCAATGCTGGGAATACCCAAATCAACACGTCTGGCACGCTTGCCGCGGTTATCGGTGGAGAAACCTCAATCACTACGCCAAAGGTCACGATGACAACTTCAGAGCTGATGGTGACTGGGAAGATTACAGCCAACGGCACGATTACCGATCTGGCTGGTAGCAGCGGCAAGAGTATGAGCGGAATGCGCGCCACTTACAATTCGCACACGCATCCGGAAAACGGTAACGGCGGACCAACGAGCGCACCGAATCAGCCCATGTAAAAGTCGGCGTTGGTGAGATGGCGCGTCGTGACGTTATCGTCAGCGCATGGCTACCCAAAGCAATCCAGACAAGCTAGGTGCAAAAGAGCGCCCTATCGCCTTTGTTCTGCACGACACTAATCCTGGCGGCAGGCCAACAAAGGTGCAGCTCTGGGTGCGCCCAGAAGACTTGTCGATTACCTCGCCGTCACGCATGGCCATCACGAATACCTTTGGACAGGATGGAGGCTGGGCCGATAGCTTTGGAGAAGGCGTCAAGACCATCACGCTATCAGGCATTACTGGATGGGGCGGTCCGCGTACCAACGGTGGATCAGACGATGGCTATCAGCACTTTGTTGATCTACACAATACCGTGTTTCGTTCATGGCACGCCCTGCGGGACGCGGCGGCGCGACTTGGAAATGACCCGGACAAGGTAAAACTCATCCTGGCCGATGGGTTGGACCAGTTGACATGGGTCGTGGCTCCGCAGAACTTCGTGCTCAAGCGCAATAAGTCACGCCCGTTGATGGTGCAGTACAACATCACCATGCACCGCATCGCCGATGGAATTGAAGAGTTGGCAGCGGCAGGGCCGGACATTGAGGAAAAGAAGGCGGCGGCCATCAAAAGCCTGGAAAACACAGTGAATGATTTGGACAATGCCGCAACGGCCATCGCTAAAGCGGCCTCTGCGGCGCTAGCCACTTTCAAAGAAGGGTTGGTGAGTTTTGTAAAGATGACGGCAAACCTTCTGCGCAAGGTGGTGGCTGGCGTCAAGTCATTGACTGGGGCCGTTGGCGGCGTATTTGGTGACCTCATCGTAATTGCGAAAGACATCGCCCGCGCCGGAATGAACATCGCACACACCATCGCCGCAGTGATGACCTTGCCGGCGCAGATCAAGAACGAGTTCTCCAAGTTGGCGAGCGCCTACTCGAACATGATGTGCGTGCTGAAAAATGTTTTTCGCAAGCGCCGCTACTTGCCTCAGTACGACATCAACGGCAGCGGAAACTGCGCTTCTACGGCAGGTGGCAGCGGCATTTCGCCCTACGTTTCGGAGAACACATTTTCAGCCGTGCTCAAGTCGGATAAGGCGCTTGTTTCAGTCACCAAGCTGGCGTCGGAATCCATTGCACAAACAGGGAAGCTAGACCCGCTGGTTGCGCCGATTGAAAGCATTCTGCGCACTCCAGGCCTGATTGCCAGCGGGGTGAGTATCTGATGGCCGACATTTCCGTCCGCTACGCCGAGACAAATTACGGCGACACCTTGCAGGCGATTGCGCTGCGCGAGCTGGGCAATTCAGATCACTGGACCGATCTGATCTGGTTAAACGACCTGATCCCGCCTTTTATTACCGACGATGCCACCTTGGCTGGCGCACGAGTCCTACTGTCTGGCGAAAAAATCGCCCTACCGATGGGCGATTCCGGTATCTCTCCGGACGAGCGCGAGACCTTTGGCGTGGACGTCGCGCTCACTGATGTTGGCGTACTCACTGTGAGCGATGGTGATTTTGTGGTCGAGGATGGATTCAAAAACCTGCAATACGCTATTTGCCGGCGCATTGTCACCGAAAAGCGCACCAAGGGGTTCTCACCGGAATACGGCTGCTGGGTCGGCCTGCTGCGCGGCGAACGGCTGGGTGCGGCAAATCTGGCGCTGGCAGCATTTTATGTGCAGTCGGCCATCCGCGAAGATGATCGGGTGGCAGATGTGCTGTCTTGTGTGGCCACGGCAGAGGGCGATGCAATCAAGATCAATGCCGTGGTCAAGCCGATTGAAGGCCGCGATTTGAAATTGGAGGTATTGGTGTGAGTTTCCAGACAAAGAACTTCCTGACTATCCTGCTGGGCATGACCAATCTCGCCAAAGCAACGCAGGATAAGATTACTGACTTCCGAGTGGGATCAGTGGCGCGCACTCTCTTGGAAGCGTCGGCAGCGGAAATTGATGAGTTGTACCAGAACATGTTTATTGGCCTGAAAGAGGCAATTCCTGTAGCCATCTACAACTCGTTCGAGTTCGGATTGCTGCCAGCCGTCTCGGCAAGCGGATTAGTGAGGGTAACAATCACCTCATCGGACTTGGTAACAAATATTCCTGCCGGCACGGAATTTTCAATAAATGCGTCATCGCAGAGGTATATAAGCTTGTCGGATGCGATTATTCCGGCTGGGAATACCTATATCGATGTTGCGGTGGCTGCCAGTAGTGCTGGTATTGGCGGCAATATACCGGCTGCGCAGTCGTTTTCCTTGACGCCATCGCCTGCTGGTTTTCTGTCGGCATCAAATAGCGCTGAATTTATCAACGGGGCAGAATCTGAGACAAGTGAGCAGAGAAAATCAAGGTTTGTTGACTTTGTGCAGACGCTAAATCGAGGAACGGTTTCCGCGTTGCAATATGGCGCGAAGCAATCCAAATTGATGGATGCAAGCGGAAGCATCATAGAGCAAGTAAATAGTTCGGTGGTTATCGAGCCGTGGCTGACGAACCCTGGCGCACCGGTAGCCCTTGTAGAGCTTTACATTCACAACGGCGCTAGTGGTGCTAGTGGTGCGCTGATTGCTGAAACATCCAAAGTTATTGATGGCTACATTGACGGCAATGGGGCGCGTGTAGCGGGCTGGAAATCTGCGGGCGTAAAAGTAAATGTTTACGCGGCAGCGCTAACTCAAGTAAATATCACGGCCTTTGTGTCCATTACTGATGGCTTTGATGCCGCGGCAACCATAGCAAGCGTGACAGCAGAAATCGCGAACTACATCGATCAACTGCCAATTGCAGGAAATGTTTTGCTGGCGGAAATTATTTCCTCGGCAATGGGCATCGCTGGTGTTGATAACTTCACAATTGTCACGCCTGGCGCTGACGTTAGCATTGGTGCGACCAACAAGGCCTTCGCTGGAATAATTGCCGTCACGGAGCCATGATATGCGCCTGACAGACAAACTTTTGGGGTATCTGCACGGAGTTTTTAACAAAACTCCTGCGGAGTTCGTTGCCTTCCGAGCGCGCCACTTTTCAGATGCGTTCCGATATGTCGTGAGCGACTTTGTGCTGGAATGTTTTGATGGTGATGTCTCGCTATTTACTGCAAACCTGAACAATTACACCCTGTTAGGTCTGGCTGAATTTATTGGAAATCAGTCGGGCATGTCAGTTAGCTATCACGGCGATGACGTAACGCGCACGCTATCTGCCCGCGTGTTGCTAGAAAGATCGTCGGCACAAATAGACTCCAATGGCGACCAATTTATCGCCTACTCATCTCTGCTTTGGAGTTATCTCGATAGCGTTGGAGAAAGTCTTGCGACCGCTCGATTCGACATAGTTTCAGCACTGGATCAGATGTCAATCAAAACTGCCGACGATGATTGGCTTGATGAGTGGGGCGGCTACTTCGGCATACCACGAATATCCGCAGAAACTGACACCAGTTACGCCAATCGGATTGTCATCGAAATAATGCGTCCGCGTGGCAACAATAAAGCCATTGAGATGGCATTGCTTGAGAGTTTTGGTCAAGAAGCGTCAGTGATTGACTTGGAAAAACGATTAATCACCGAAAGGACTTACAACGGCAGCAGCCTGCACAATGGGCTGATAAATCATGATGCTACCGACGATCCATTTTACGGATTGTTCGCCGTTGCAATTGGGTACGATATTGAGGCTGGGGGTGACCTTCTGGAATACGCTGGTCGCGTGCGTCAATTTATTGAACAATTCCGTGACGCCGGTACGCACATGGAGAGCCTTCGCCTGTCGGAATCAGTATTGAATGACAGCTACCCAGGAACCATGGTTGATGCCGGTTATTCGGCAGTTGTTGAGCTGATTGGCTGGCGCGGGTCTGATCGCTCATACGATGGATCCCGTTACTACGACGGAAGTTTCAGCCATGATTCAACCGTATTCGGCGACTATTGCGACCCATCCCAAGATAGTGATTTCACTTCGGATGCATCGCTCACATTGAGTGACACAAGCGATGCGGCGCTTGATGATGGATCGCTTGATATTACCTACACCACAACCTATGGCGGGCTGCGCTACTACAGCGGAATGGTTCAGTATCAGAGTGGGAACACCGTATCAATGACGCTGTAGGCCGGTCGTGACGATAGCCTGCTAAAACTCAATTACCCAAGGTCTGATCATGATCAATCTAACCGATATTGCGGGTCCGCCAATGGGTCGCCTGCATATTGAGGCTTTTCGCGATGGGCAGTTATTTGATGTCCTGGACGAAAAAAACCTGATTGTCGATGTCTCAAAAACGATTCATTCACGCCTCTTGGGCGGAGCGACGACTGGCAAGATTATTACAAAAATCGGATTTGGTACCAACGGGACAGCGCCATCTGCCGGTAATACCAGCCTGACTGGTCCGTACATCAAGCTCCTTGACTCCGTTTCCTATCCGACCTCAAACCAGGTGCAATTCAATTTCTCGCTAGGTTCGTCTGAAAACAACGGTGTCGGAATACTTGAGTTCGGCTTGATTTCTGGCGATGGAAGTCTATACGCCCGTCGCGTCAGGGCTGGCGCGCTTAGCAAGGAATCCGACATTTCGTTGACCGGCTACTGGACGATCACTTTTTAAGGAATAACTCGTGGCAAACTTAACTGAAACGACAACCTACGATGCAGGGGTGTACCAGCTCGAAACTACAGACCCTGTGGTTGGTGGTGCAGCAGGCGTATCTAACGCGCCGCTGAAAAACCTTGCCAATCGAACGAATTACCTCAAGAGCCGGGTAGACCTGATTGAATCCGGGACTACAGTTCCGCCTACAGTAGCCACCTTGGCCTCGCCTACATTTACGGGCGACCCAAAAGGGCCAACTGCAGGACTAGGTGATAACGATACATCATTGGCCACCACGGCCTTTGTGCAAACCACCGTTGGCGGAAGGCTCGTCAAGAGCGTGGCTGGCGGATCGACGGTTGCACTGACAGCAATAGAAGCGGGTAACGGAATTCTGGAATTTACCGGCATCTTGACGGCAAACATCGCCGTGACCGTTCCAGTTTCCCCAACTCGTCCGTGGTTCGTGTTCAACAACACAACTAGCGCATTCACTTTAACCGTCAAAACGCCAGCGGGATCGGGTGTCGTGGCGACGCAAGGCATGAGGTCCATCCTGTATTGCGATGGGACAAATGTAGTCGCGGCGAGTAGCGACATATTGGCGGCGATGCTTGCTGTGGATGGTTCCGGCTCTGGACTGGATGCCGACTTACTGGATGGTCAGCACGGTGCGTACTATTCCCCCTTGGACTCGCCTACATTTACGGGCGACCCAAAAGGACCAACTGCAGGACTAGGCGATAACGATACATCATTGGCCACCACGGCCTTTGTGCAAAGCACCGTTGGCGGAAGGCTCGTCAAGAGCGTGGCTGGCGGATCGACAGTTACACTGACAGCAACGGAAGCGGGTAACGGAATTCTGGAATTTACCGGCATCTTGACGGCAAACATCGCCGTGACCGTTCCAGTTTCCCCAACTCGTCCGTGGTTCGTGTTCAACAACACAACTAGCGCATTCACTTTAACCG